ACCAATGGTACAAGCGGATCAGGCTCATTTACATCTGGATCAAGTGGTAGTAGTGGTAGTAGCGGTGTAAATGGTACCAATGGTACAAGCGGATCAGGCGCATTTACATCTGGAACAAGCGGAAGTAGTGGTAGTAGTGGTGCAAATGGTACCAATGGTACAAGCGGATCAGGCGCATTTACTTCTGGATCAAGTGGATCAAGTGGATCCAGTGGTGCAAATGGTACAAGCGGATCAGGCGCATTTACATCTGGATCAAGTGGTAGTAGTGGTAGTAGCGGTGCAAATGGTACAAGCGGATCAGGCGCATTTACATCTGGATCAAGTGGTAGTAGTGGTAGTAGCGGTGCAAATGGTACCAATGGTACAAGCGGATCAGGCTCATTTACATCTGGATCAAGTGGTAGTAGTGGTAGTAGCGGTGCAAATGGTACCAATGGTACAAGCGGATCAGGCTCATTTACATCTGGATCAAGTGGTAGTAGTGGTAGTAGTGGTGCAAATGGTACCAATGGTACAAGCGGATCAGGCTCATTTACATCTGGAACAAGCGGAAGTAGTGGTAGTAGTGGTGCAAATGGTACCAATGGTACAAGCGGATCAGGCTCATTTACATCTGGAACAAGCGGAAGTAGTGGTAGTAATGGTGCAAATGGTACCAATGGTACAAGCGGATCAGGCTCATTTACATCTGGAACAAGCGGAAGTAGTGGTAGTAGCGGTGCAAATGGTACCAATGGTACAAGCGGTACAGGTGCCAGAACAAGTGGTAGTAGTGGTACCAATGGTAGTAGTGGTGCGGATGGTACCAATGGTACAAGCGGTACAGGTGCCAGAACAAGTGGTAGTAATGGATCCAATGGTAGTAGTGGTGCGGATGGTACCAATGGTACAAGCGGTACAGGTGCCAGAACAAGTGGTACAAGCGCTACATCTGGTACCGCCGGTACAAGTGGTACAAATGGTGTAAATGGTACAAACGGATCAGGTGCATTTACATCTGGTGTAAGTGGTACAAGTGGCAGCAATGGTACAAGTGGTACAAATGGTGTAAATGGTACAAGTGGTGTAAGCGGATCAGGTGCATTTACATCTGGAACAAGTGGAAGTAGTGGTACAAATGGTGTAAATGGTACCAATGGTGTAAGCGGATCAGGTGCATTTACATCTGGCACAAATGGAAGTAGTGGTAGTAGCGGTGTAAATGGTACCAATGGTACAAGCGGTACAGGTGCCAGAACAAGTGGTAGTAATGGATCCAGTGGTAGTAGTGGTGCGGATGGTACCAATGGTACAAGTGGTACAGGTGCCAGAACAAGTGGTACAAGCGCTACATCTGGTACCGCCGGTACAAGCGGCACAAATGGTGTGGATGGTACAAGTGGTACAGGTGCCAGAACAAGTGGTACAAGCGCTACATCTGGTAGTGCCGGTACAAGCGGCACAAATGGTGTGAATGGTAATAGCGGATCAGGTGCATTTACATCTGGCACAAATGGATCAAGCGGTACAAATGGTGCAAATGGTACAAGTGGTGTAAGCGGATCAGGTGCATTTACATCTGGCACAAATGGATCAAGCGGTACAAATGGTGTAAATGGCAACAATGGTAATAGCGGATCAGGTGCATTTACATCTGGCACAAATGGAAGTAGTGGTAGTAGCGGTGTAAATGGTACCAATGGTACAAGCGGTACAGGTGCCAGAACAAGTGGTAGTAATGGATCCAGTGGTAGTAGTGGTGCGGATGGTACCAATGGTACAAGTGGTACAGGTGCCAGAACAAGTGGTACAAGCGCTACATCTGGTAGTGCCGGTACAAGCGGCACAAATGGTGTGAATGGTAATAGCGGATCAGGTGCATTTACATCTGGCACAAATGGATCAAGCGGTACAAATGGTGTAAATGGCAACAATGGTAATAGCGGATCAGGTGCATTTACATCTGGCACAAATGGATCAAGCGGCACAAATGGTGTAAATGGCAACAATGGTAATAGCGGATCAGGTGCATTTACATCTGGCACAAATGGATCAAGCGGCACAAATGGTGTTAATGGTACAAATGGATCAGGTGCATTTACATCTGGTGTAAGTGGTACAAGTGGCAGCAATGGTACAAGTGGTACAAATGGTGTTAATGGTACAAATGGATCAGGTGCATTTACATCTGGTGTAAGTGGTACAAGTGGCAGCAATGGTACAAGTGGTACAAATGGTGCTAATGGCAACAATGGTAATAGCGGATCAGGTGCATTTACATCTGGTACAAATGGAACAAGTGGTACCAATGGTGTCAGTGGTACCAATGGTGTCAGTGGTACCAATGGTGTAACTGGTAATAATGGTACTAGTGGAACGAATGGTACTACTGGTACAAGCGGTTTAGCGGCTCCAGCTGGTACAAGTGGTATTAGTGGTGGGTCATTTACTGCTAACGATAGAGTAATTTATTCAACATCTACTACAACGCTGAAAGATAGTACATTTATTTATCACGATACTACAAATAGTAGATTTGGTGTAGGTGGTAGTGCCAATGCTAACGCTAGATTCACGGTTATTGGTGAAGGTACCAGTTCTAATTTCTTATATATTAACACGTGTAATGGTATTGCTACCACATCAAGTACTGGTAGAGCATTGGCTGGATATATTAGAATTTATATAGATAGTAACGTTATGAATGGCGCGGTGAACGCATTTACTGCTGGTACAAAATATCTCGCCGTTTATTCATAAACACAAATATTTATAGATATATTATGGAAAATATTAGATTTAAAATTGTGCGTTATGAACTTCAAACTGGTGCTGAAAATAGTACCAGAAGATGTGTGGGTTTTATTGTTGAAAGAGAAGATAACGTTGAGAAGCAGTCGTATCATGAAATTGCATTGACTGGATCACAACATCTTGGTAAGACCACCGAGGAATGTGTTGATTTGGCGTTTTCTTTATTGAGTGGTTCTTTATCTATATCTGCTAAAAAGTTGTTGGACTCATCTACAGAAGTTATTAATTCTTATTATATACCAAATACTTAATATTAGTGAAAGATGTTACATTAAGTTCGTTTTATAATTTTGGGTCTGGATATAAAGAAGTATTACGTGTATTATTAGATGAACTTCCCAATGTTGGATACAATGTTGTTCCCAGAACATATAGTATTATTAACGATGAGTTTTTGCATTATTTTAGTAACAAGAAGATTGTTGACCCGAATGTTTTGGATTTGAGTTTATTGAGTTTAACGAATGATTTGGGTACTACAAATGTATTTCTTTATATGAATTTTGATAGACCCCGCGTTCTTTATACGATGTGGGAAAGTACCAGAATAAATGACTTGATGATAGAAATTTTAAACAATTATACTCACGTATTGGTTCCCAACAATTATAATAAACTGAATTTTATAGATCAGGGTTTAACAACTAAAATTGATGTATTACCATTATTTTGTGATTCAGATCATTATATTTATAAGGAGCCACAATCTAAAAATAAGTTTGTTTTTGGAATATCAAATGAAGATCCACGTAAAAATTTAACCAAGGTAACAAAGTGTTTTCTTAAGGCTTTTAAGGGTTGTAATGATGTTGAAATGCATATAAAGACTAATGAAAACATTCAGAAAACATTTGATATCAAGTTAAAATATGTATCACAAAAGTTGACTAAAAATGATCTTCGTGATTGGTATTATAATTTGGATGTTTATCTGAGTGGAGCGACTTGTGAAGGATGGGGTATGATGCAACAAGAAAGTATGTGTTGTGGCAGACCCATAATCTATACCAACTATGGAGGGTTATCAGAGTTTGTCAATAAAAATAATGGGTTTGAAGTTGGATATGATGAAGTTTATAGTGAAAGGTGTTGGGGTGACTATGGGGGTAAGTGGAGTGAGTTTAAAGAAGAAGAGTTTATAGATATGATGAGATATTGTTATAATAACCGAGATCAAGTTGTTTATAAAGGAAAACAATCTTCTTTAGACGCTTCTGTATATACCAAACAACAATTTATAAAAAATATAAGTAAAGTTATAAATCTATATATAAACGTATGATTGATAATAACCAAAAACCTTTATTTGAATATTCCGATTTGGAACTGAAATCTATAGGTTTTGATTTGTTGGAACTTATTGAGAATTACAAGAATGATATAACATTAATTCGTACAGAAATGTCTAGACGCAAAGCGACAGCTGTTTTGAGTACAATTAATCAGAACGATTTGACTAAAATATTTAGTACTAACAATATGTCAGAATCAGAGATAGTCAGCTTTGATCCTGAAGAATATACTGGACCATACAAACCTACATCGGTTGAGGCTAACAGTCAACCACAATCAAATTTTAAGAATTTCGCAGATGATACTGATAGTTTAATAACCCCTTTAAGAAAGCAATAATTATGGATAATACAATTAAATTTACTGAACAAGAGATGGTTGAAATCGCAACACTTCAAGAGTCATATCAAGAAAAGATATTTGCGCTTGGCCAATTACAGCTTGATGAAATTAATGCACAAAATGTGCTTGATGAAATTAAAAATAATCGTACTGATGTGCTTAAGAAATGGCAAGAGTTGCAAGTAGTTGAACAGAAGCTTATTAATACATTGGCTGAAAAGTATGGTGATGGCAGCCTTAATTTAAAAGATGGTACTTTCAAGCCTAATTTAAAATAAATTGACATCCTGTTTATATAAAGTATAAGCAAATGCAAGCGCTATACGTTATTAATCTTCTTTATTAATTCAAGTTAAATAAGCACTACAAGCGCTAAGCATGCTAATATTTATTATAAATGATTAATAGCAAGTATAAGATTTATGTGGATATGGATGGCGTACTTACCGACTGGGAGAAGCAGTTTAAGCGTTATAGTGGTGGTATACCTGTGGAAACTTATGAAGCCGAACATGGATCGGTTAACCTGTATGAGTTTGTAAGGAAAAATAGCCCTGATTTTTATGCAACCATGGATTGGATGTCTGACGGCAAAGTGTTATATAATTTTATAAAAGATTTACCAATAGAAATATTGACGCATTCAACTGATGAGGAATCAAGTGCTGGTAAATTAACTTGGTTAAAAAATAATAATATAACAGCTGTTTCAAATTTAGTACGTCGTCGTAAGGACAAGGCTAATTATGCTAAATCTGATACTATCTTAATCGATGATAAACCTGTAACGATTGATGAGTTTAATAAAGCAGGTGGTATTGGTATTTTGCATACGGATGCTATAAGCACTATTAATAAACTTAAGGAAATTCTTGGGGTAAAAGAAAAACATAGAATTTATAACAGTGTTTTAAATCCCGAATTATGGCAATCAGGTGTTTTAAAGCCGGCAGTATTGGATAAAATGCTTAAAGTGGCTAATGAATTTTATAAAAGCGTTGAATTAAATGTGCCAATTGAAGATATTTATTTTTTGGGAAGTACGGCTGGATATAACTGGACTCCAAATAGTGATATAGATCTTCATATATTGGTTGATTTTAGCAAGATAGATCCAAACAAAGAATTAGTTAAGAAATATGTTGACGGATTGAAAAACACGTGGAATCAAGAACATGATATTCACATTGGAGATCATCAAGTTGAGGTTTATATACAAGATATAAACGATGTTAACAGAAGTCAAGCGGTATATAGTATTATTAATAATGTGTGGGTTAAAAAACCAGAGTATCAAGGAATACAGGTTGATAAAGAAACTATCAAGAAGAAATATAACCAGTATGTGGATATGATTAATACAGCTATAAACCAAGGTGATATAGACTTAATGAAGACCGTTATTAAACGTCTATATGACATGAGAGAAGCTGGTTTAAGTAACGATGGTGAGTATAGTGTGGAAAATTTGGTATTCAAATTACTAAGATCCACAGGATATATTTCCAAACTAAGACAAAATGTAAAATCAATTTACGATAAAGAGATCAATAAAATATAAAAAAAACATCAGGTATTAAAACTTTACTATATTTATAAATAAGAATCTTAAAGGAAAAAACATATGGCAGAACTACTAAATCCATCAGAAATTTTTTATACAGCATTTGAACCAAAGGTAAAAAATAGATTTATTCTATACGTTGATGGTATTCCATCTTTCGTCATCAAGAAATGTGATCGTCCAAAAATTACACAAGCTTCTAAGGAGTTGGACCACATCAACATCAAGACCTACTACAAAGGTAAAACTACTTGGGGTACAATGACGTTAGAACTATATGATCCAATTGTTCCTTCTGGTGCTCAAGCTGTAATGGAATGGGTTCGTCTACACCACGAATCTGTTACTGGTCGTGATGGTTATCAAGACTTTTATAAGAAGGATTTGACCATTAATGTTCTAGGTCCAGTTGGTGACAAGGTAGAAGAATGGACACTAAAGGGTGCCTTCATTACCGAAGCAACATTCAATGAATTGGATTGGTCTAACGATGGTGATGCTGTAACAATCAGTATGACTATTCAACCAGACTATTGCATTCTCCAATACTAATATTCACATCATATGTTTAAAACCCTACATTTATTTGTGGGGTTTTTTGTTTTATTGATATTTATATTCATGGATCAAGTAACAGTACTTTTGCCCGGCGGATTTAAACCACCTCATGTGGGACATTTGGGATTAGCTAATAAATTTGCTAGTCGTGGTGATGTAAAGAAAGTAATTGTAATGGTTGGTCCCACTGAACGTGATGGTATCAATCGTCAACAAAGTTTAGCTATTTGGAACTTACTAACCAAAAACCCAAAAGTTGAAGTAGTTGCTGTACAAGATGATAATCCTATGAATGCTGCATTTGGATATGTATTTGGGTTACCAAGAAATAGTACAGAAACCATTGCTTTGGGTGCTAGTGCAAAAAGTCCAGAAGATGCAAAACGTAGCAAAATCTTTGTAGCGGCAATTGAAAGATACAAAATCAAGGCAACTAAAGATGGACTAACTGCACCAAAAGGTGTACAAGTAGTTGATATGACCGATGATTCTCCTAGTAACTATATGGGAAGAACTGACGATAAAAATGGTCAAAGTATAAGCGCTAGTACATTAAGACAAGATTTAAAAAACAATGATTTTCAAAACTTCGCAACCAACTATCCAGGCGTTAAACCTCAAGTTGTTAAGAGTATACATAAAATTTTAAAACCTATGAATGAAGTAAAAAAACAAAAGATTAAAGCTATTATCAAAAAGATGATATATGAAGAAGATAGTTTTATGGATGCATTGGTTGGACCAGAATCAAAGTTTAAGGATGCTATCAATAAAATCAGAACCAGAGCTGGTATACTTACTAAAACAGCTCAAGATGCACAAAAGGGTGTTAATATTAAATAAAATAACTGAAAAAGTTATATAAAGTTCTATATATTGTTATAAAGTTATGAGTGACGAAATTTCTATTACAAGACAATCAGTTGTTAATCCAAAACCTGCAGCTCCAACGTTTCCAACAGAAATAGTTGATCTGCCAAGTCGAGGACACTTTTACCCGCCAAATAGTAAATTGTCTACTGGCCAATTGGAAGTTAAGTTGATGACGGCAAAAGAAGAAGATATTCTTACCAGCCCAAATTTGCTTAAAAAAGGACTTGCTGTAGAAAAGTTGATTGAATCATTAGTTGTTGATAAGGATATTGATTTGGATCAAATTCTTGTGGGTGACAAAAATGCTTTAATTTTTGCAATCAGACGATTGGCTTATGGTGACACATATGGTCCTGTAGAAATTACATGTCCAAAATGTTCTGCGGCAAATAAACAAAATGTAGATTTATCAGAAATCAACTACAAAGAAATTGATTTTGATGCATATCCAAAGGGTGTAAATGAGTTTGAATATACCTTACCAACATCAAAACTAACAATCAAGTTCAAGTTATTGACTGCTGCTGATGAAAAAATGATTGAACGTGATATTGAAGGATTTGCAAAGTTAAAGAAGGAATCTTCAAGTGAAATTACCACTCGGTTGAAACATATGATTACAGCAATCAACGGAGATACTGATAAAGTCAAGATCAAGTCTTTTATTGATAATAATATGTTGGCAAAAGATAGCAGCGCTTTTAGACAACATGCGAAGGTTTTTTCTCCCGATGTTGATAGCCGATTCAACTTTTGCTGTACTGAATGTTCTAACCAAGAAAGGGTAGCCGTACCAATGACGGTTCAATTTTTTTGGCCTAACTCCTGAACACAGAGTTTACATACAGCACGTAATATTTGATTTATGTTATTATGGTAATGGGTTTACACCATCTGAGGTGTATGCTTTACCTATTCATCTACGCAACTTTTATTACAAAAAACTCGTCGATGTCAAGGAACGGGAGAATAAACAATCCGAATCTAAATCTGCCAAGTCTAAAATAGATAAACCATCTTTTAGATAACTGGATATTTATTATTATATAATATATGGCAGCATCTTCACCAACAGAGAAATCCGTAGCGGATTTAATTAAACAGCTAGAAAGAGCCAGAGCTGAAACACAATCATACTCTGAAACTTGGGATGACGTTGGCAGAAAGATTAAAAATTCAATAAATCCACTCAAGGCTGTGGAGAAAAATTTGGAAGCGCAAAGTTTAGTAGTCGGTCAATTGAGCTCAGAACTTGCTGACTTAGAGAGACAACGTGATGTAGAAAACAAAGACGTTGAACATATTATTTTACGCAAGAAACATGAACTTGCACTTGCAGAAAAACAATTATCTGCGACAAAAAGACAAGCCACGGTAATGGCACTTGCATATGACACGTTAATAAAACTTGTAGATGCATATGATAAGTACGACAAATTGCTGGCGGATAATGCTGTAAAACAAGGAATTAGTAGAGTTCAGTCTGAAAAACAAGCAGTTATAATGCAACGTATTGTTGCTTCGTCAACTAGTCTTGTTGTAAATCTGACAGAAGCACTTGAGGCAGTTGCTGAGTTAAATAACAATCTTGGTGTGATGGCCGCCGAGTATATGCCACAGGTTGCAATGAGAGCTGCACAACTTTCACAATCGATTGGAATAAGCGCTACAGACAGTGCTCAATTTTTTGCTACATTAGGAGAAATTGGTAACACCAGTTTACAAGCTCAACAAAACATGGCTGGAGTAGCTGATGCTGCCGCAAAAGCTGCCGGAGTACCATTGGGTAAGGTTATTAAAGATGTAAGTGGAGCTAGTTCTAGTGTACGTACAATATTTAAAGGCAACACGATTGAGTTAATCAAACAAGCAGCTGAGTTAAGAAAGATTGGTAGTAGTCTTGATCAAGCTGCAAAATCAGCTGAATCATTATTAAACTTTGAATCGTCGGTTGGCGCTGAGTTAAAAGCTAGTGCATTGTTGGGTCAAAACATCAATTTTAATCAATCACGTAGATTGTTTTTTGAAGGTAAAATTGCTGAGGGTGAAAAAGCATTACAAAAAGAACTTGAAAGAGTTGGAGATATTGATAAGTTAAACTATTTTCAACGTAAAGCTTTATCTGAATTGACCGGTAAAGACATTAATGAATTACAGAAGATTGGTTCGTTGAAGAAAACACAACAGAAAATCGATCAAGATAATCCAGACTTAGCTAAGGAACGTTTAAAACTAGAAAAAGAGTTAGCCAAGATTTCTGGATCCAAAGTAGAACAAGAAAAAAGAGCCAATGAATTAGCTGCTATAGGAGAGGTTGCGAAGGAAAGAAGCAAAATACTAGATGCACAAAAAGAACAAGCTATGTTGGCTTTGGGTAAGGCTATGAAACCACTGATGGATTTGGTTAGAACTGTACAAATTAGCTTTTTCAAATTGTTGGCAACCATTGCGGATTTTGGTGGACCTGCTGGAATAGTAATTGCCGGATTGGCTGGATTAACAATTGCATTTTTTGCATTCAAGAAGGGTATTAAACTTGTAGCGGACTTTTTAGCAGATGCTATGGGAAATGCTGCTCAGAAAGTGGGTGAAGGTATTGGTAAAGGATTGGAAGGAATTGGCAAGGGACTGAGAAACTTTGGAAGATCTGTACAATTTTTAGTTATACCACCAATGGCTATTCTTGCGATTGGTGTAATTACACTCGCTTTAATTGGTTTGGGATATGCTTTAAAATTAATTGGTCAAGGAATTGGTGCAGCTGCTCCGGCAATTGCAGCAATATCAACGTTGTTTTTGGGATTGGCATCGATTTTAGCTGATACATTAATGAAGGTTTTGGATAAACTACCAGAATTATTAGGATCTGTTACTACAAACTTGGTTAAGTTAGCATTTGTCGGGCCCGGATTGGTTGTGGCTGCACTTGGGGTTGGTGCTATGGGATACGCGTTGGGTGTTCTAAATGTTAGTTTACGATTGTTTCCATTGGGTACATTAACAAATATCACCACACAATTAACTGCGATGAGTGCGGCTGCCTCGGGTCTGTCGTTGACAATTGAATCACTTAAATCACTTAAAGAATTGTCCGGATTTAAAGTTCCAAATCTTAATATCAATATTGATGTGGGTAGATTAACAAATATTACCACACAATTAACTGCGATGAGTGCGGCTGCCGAAGGTGTTTCATTAGCAGTATCATCACTCAAAGAACTATCTGGAGTTAAACTTCCAAATCTTGACATCAGTATCGATACTGCGGCTATTAATTCACTAGCCAAGACCAATGAAGCTAAACGTGAAGAAACAGCTATGTTGAGACAAGGAATTGATTTAGTAGCTCAAAAGATCGATGTATTGACTGGTATGATGGCCTCAGGAAAGATTGCGGTTTACATGGATAGAGTCAAGGTAAGTAAAGAATTGGCTGAAGGAACTTTAAAATTTGGAGTTTCTGGTCAAGCAACTAATGCAATCTGATATTTATAATAAATGGCAAATAGTCAAACATTCGTAGAGGGTTTTGGTGGAGCAGAAGGTCAAATCACCACTTTATCCCAAGTTCAAGGATCAGGTCTTTCACTGCCTCCTAACGCTTCGTCGTTTATTAATATCAGACGAGGTGGTAAATTAGAGACATTGTTTCTAACAAATGGTAATGATCGAGTTTTATATACCAAGAACAAACCACAAGATCTTTATTTGAAGGGATTGGTTACATCTCAACAATATATTTACAAAAACCCAAACGAGGGTCAACGTACAAAAATTGGTGGCAATAGATCACTTCCATTAAGTGCTGCTATACAAGATGCTACCAGAATTAGAAAGTTTTTGGGATCAAGTGCTGGTATAAAGTTTACAGGAAAACAACTTATACTACAAGGATTTCAATCATTCGATGAAACCAAGGTCTATAACCCAGCTTCGCCGTTGATTGCCGCTATACGATCCGCTACTTTTGGTTTGGTTGATCGTCCAACTCGTCACATAGATACAAGTAACATATTAACAGGCTTATTGGGTGGTACTGGTCTTAGTAATGCTGTAAGTGCTGTAGGACAATTGTTGGGTAGCGCACCTCCACAACCATCACCACCTCGTAGCAGTGTTGCTAGTGCAGCGAGTGGTGGATTGGGATTGTCAACACTAACCTCTTTGGTGGGAGGTGGGGATAATTCCAGTCGAGTTGTTACATCAATTGCTAGAGATGGTGTAAAAGACTTATTGAGAGGTAACACTGCTACAAATGCTTATAATAATCCAAGATATCAACGTTGGATGACAAATGCTGGGGGTAACTTTTTTAGTAGATTAATAACTGGTGTTGGAAGATTTTTTCAAAACAATACATTGTTAGGTGGTATTTTGCCACCAAAACAACCATGGCCAGCAACATATCGTGCGGATGAACAAACATATGAGATGATGTTAAACGCGGGTAAGTTGTTTGATCCAACTCAAAATGGTATTGCGGGTGGTGGTATTTTGAGTGGTTTGTTGAATTCACTTGGATTTGGAAAAAAGGCTGATTATTCGTTAGCTGTTAATCAACGTTTTTATGGTAAGTCGAAGAATAAAACATCTTTGAACAGATTGATTATAGTAAGAAATATCAAAAAACAAGCGGTTGATTATACAAAAGAAATTGGTGTTTTATCAAAAGATAAAAATAACTTACTAAGTACTAAGTTAACTAAGAAGGCAATTACTCCAAGTGGAGATTCAAACAGATATAGTGATGTAGTAAAAGTAGATGACGATAACGAATATTCAGATCAAATACTAAACTATAAAACTTATTTAGATAATCAATCTGGATTCAAAACCACATTTAGTGATCAACAAAGTAACGTAGTTAAGGACATCATTGATAATCTTGACAAGGCTATTAACGACATTGGTGGTGCAAATGAAAGCAAATATAGTACCAACAGAAAAAATTTACAACCTCTTCAATTTGCTAAATTTAGTAACGATGGCACACGTATAGGAACAAATTACTTAAAACAACTTGATCCTACAAAACTAAATGATCCAACTATTAAAAATGATACATATCAAGGTCGTTTTCGTAGAGACGAAACGTTGGGTAATAAAGTACCAACTCGTTTAGGAGAAGGACCAAATGATCGATATATTTATCCAACCAACAACGTTGATTATGTTAACTCACTTCAAGTATTAAACCAAGAGGAATTTACTAAACAATATTCTGCTACAGATAAATTTGGCATATATGGACCAGATATTATTAAGTTTTATTTTTATGATATCGTTAACCAAAAATATATTCCATTTAATGCTACCGTAAAATCAATTACTGACAACAACAATGCAAGTTGGGAAACGGTTGAATATTTGGGTCGTCCAGACAAATTGTTCTATTACAAAGGATTTGAACGTCAAGTAAGCTTTAATTTCACCGTTAATGCGCATAGCGTAAAAGAGTTGATGCCAATGTGGCAACGAATAAACTATTTGGTGGGTTTAACAAGACCAGCTAATTATACATTACAACAAGAGGGTGGATATATGGTACCACCAATGGTACAATTAACATTGGGTGATTTTTACAAAAACCACTTTGTTGTAATAACAAGTTGTAACGTCACAATACCAGATGATACATCTTGGGAAACAATTCCAGAGGAAGCTGATAAAAATGGACAAAGTTGGTATTATGGACCAAATAAAGCTATACAATGGCAGAGTTCTGATACGATCATAGATCCTAGAGGTAACAAAGCTAGATCCAAAGGAAGAGTTGCTCAATTTCCAAGAACAGCGGAAATTAGTGTTCAGATGAATGTTCTTGAAAAAGATCGTCCATATACAGGTAAAGCTATTTGGGGCGATGCTCCTGTATCAATTGTTAGTCAATTGCAATTGCCTGATCCAGTTAATCCAAATTTTATAGGGCCGATTGACTCTAGGACTAAAGCTGACAAAAACGCTCCACTCACCGAGTTTTATGACAGAAGTAGTGACACAGCTAAAAATAATTTCTCAAAGAATATTAGGTATGATAACAACTGGCTTAATCAGATCAATGCGTCGAATATACCATAATTATATAGCATGAGATATCAATTTACACCAGTTTATAAAAGATGGGATGGTAAGAATGTATACAGAACAACTTATTATCCTATTATTCCACATTCTATCGATGATACATATATCATAGCAAGTGAGGTTGATTATTTAGATAGCTTGGCTAAAAAATACTATGGTGACGAAAGTTTCTGGTGGGTTATAGCACAAGCTAACAACTTGGGTAAAGGTAAATTATCAATACCACTAGGTAAACAATTAAGAATACCAGGCAACGTTTCTCAGATACTAAATAATCTCAAAAATTTAAATTAAGTTATGGCAGCTAACACTAATGAGATAACAGGAAATGCACCAACGTGGTGGGAAATACAAAACATTCCAACCGAGATGGTAAGAGAATTACGCCGTCGTAATAATACCAATAACATTGGTATGCAAATACCAAATCCGTTTGTTAATGCTACGTTTGACTTTGCAAATAATCATAGTAAGTACAAGGGTTCGATGACTCCTTGGGTTAGAATATTTTCAAGTGGTACAGGTCAAATTTCAAATGGGTTGGTACCAAGAAGTGCTTATTTAAACAAGTCTGGTGGTCAAAGTCCAAATGATTCAAACCCATATGATGGATTTATTCTAAAAGGTGGAGATGGTTTTTATGATGCGTTTGGTTATAACAATACTACACCACTTACACAAAAGGGTGCTATTATTGGTTATCAGGCTACTGGTGAACCACACTTTATTGATCCAAGGTTAAGATCACTAACAAATTATCAATCCAGAGTTGACAACAATTTTCCACAAGATAATGTGGTATCATCTATACTACCACCCCCAGGTATTGTATCTGTACAATTAAGACAAAGCAGAGAATTGCTTACATTTGCATCATTTAAATTCAATTGTTATAGTTTGGCTCAACTTGAATATATGATGCCATTCTTTTTGACTCCTGGCATCAATATGTTTATTGAGTTTGGTTGGAATTTGTTCAATCAAAAATCCTTACTAAATTTGTCTCGGGAAGAATGTTGGAAGATTGTTTCAGAACCACAAACGGCTTTAGACAGATCTAATCTTTCATATGGTAACTACGGATGTGTAACCGGAATTGTTACAAAATATAATTTTACCACACAAAATGGATTTTTGTATGAGTGTAATGTTGAGTGTACATCAAGACAAGGATTGTTTGCAGGATTCAGAACTGACAACAATGCTACTCAAAATGCCGGAGCAGAAAGCGTTGAGTATATAAATTTAAAAAATTTTATTAACATCTATCTACCTTCCATAAATGATGTAATTAAGTCTAGAAGTAATTTTGTTGATTATGCAATCGATAATAGAATTGCGATTGCCAACAAATACGCCGAGACTCAAAAAGCCGCTGCAGATGCTGAGGCTAACGCACAACAATCAGAAAAACAAAAACGTGAAAATATATTGACGGCTATTAGAGCGTCTGCTGGGCCGACCAAGGCTGGTAAATCATCTTTTTATAGTGGTAATGCTGAAGATAGAATTTTTGTTGGCAGAAGAGAAGACATATATAAAGCTGCAAGACAACCTGGAAAAACAAAAGTTGAGTATGTAAATCCTCCTACATCAACAACGATACCATCAGGTGGACCAGGATATTTTGCACCTCCTTATCAAAAATCGGCACCAGCTGAATTTCCCGTAATTGAGTATGGATCGATTCGACAATATCCCGCCAATTACTATGAACAACAAGTATCATTTGATGACAGCAAAACAGACTTTGATGCTAATGATACAAATGATGAAGTCTGGCTTCAACTAGACTTTGTGTTTGAATTACTTAATTTATTCTGTTCAAACCCACGTAATAATTTGTACGTAATAGATAACACTGACATTATTATAAATGCACATCCAAACTTAATATCATGTGATAAAAATGTATTGATACCAAATCCTGTTGCGCCAAAAATAAATAATGGTGGAAAATTTTTAACTACTGAACAAAAGGAAATAACAAAAAATGAATTTGTTAATCCTCAAAGAAATAAACCTGATTTAACTTTACAACTCAAGAATGCTCTGAAGGTAAATAAAAAAGATAAAAATATTGATTCTGATCAGTCACTACTTTTAGCTGCATTAAATGCACAGAAAACATTTGGTACATCTGGTTTGTATCGTGATGATTTGGATAGAGTAATTAATTGGTTCTATTACAATGGCCCAAATAAATGGCCTCTTGGATTCGCATCATTTCCATTTGTCGAGGATAAATTATTCTATGACGATGAAGGAGTAGATGTGACCAAAAAATACAAAAAATACTATTATGGGTATTTGAAGAATCTTCTTATATCAAAAACTCGGTTGATGGAAATCGCAAAAGATGAAAATGTAAAGACGATTAAACAATTTGTCACGGCCGTATTGAGTACAATAAACAACGCAGTTGATGATTTTTGGCAATTTGATATAGTGGATGGTTTAAATGGAAGATTATCAATTGTAGATAAAAACACAATCAACATGGATATATTAAAAGAGGTATATATGTTTGATTTGGCAAAGACCAACAATGTTGTAAAATCTATAAACTTTGATGTTAGTTTGACTAATGAACAAGCTAACAATGTTTTATTTGCTGGCACAAATTCACCAAGCTTGACTGAAAAGATTCAAGACAAAATAAATAATGCAAATACTAAAGCAGAACTTGATATTGTGATAACTCAAGTTTCAAATACACCATTTATCAAGTTTAGAGATAGACTAGACGCATTCCAACTGGAGCAGATTGCAAAATTAAAAGGTAAAGATTTGGAGAAAGCTCAACAATCCGGCAATATACCAGGCACAAATGTTGATTTTAAAGATGAAAATAGAGACATAGCAAATATTCAGGTTTATGGTGAAATGTCCCGTAATGACATTTTATGTATGAGATTCTTGAATGTAGATGGTGTAAATTCCACACTTGTTCCCAGAGGAAGTTTGGCTAATTTTCAGTCAGATCTCCGAAAGTCTCTCGGCCTCCAAACAAACTCAAGCGACCAAGCCAGGAATGAACAAACACAAATATATAATTGGAAGTATTTGTGTTTACCACCCAGCATGAAGGCTAAATTGAGAAGAATGTTGGATGATGGTGATATATCTGGTAATATTGCAAAATATAGTGGTGTGTCTGATAACTTTCAAATATCAATGACGTTGGATGGATTGTATGGGTTTAGAAATCTACAAGTATTCGCAATCAGTAATTTGCCTAAACCATATGTGCCTGGTAATGTCATTTTTCAAATATTAGAAGTCGAACATAATATAGCATCAGGTAAATGGGAAACAAATATTACAGCATTATTAAGATGTATTGCTGGAACCAATTTAAAATATATAAATATATGATTGATGACACACCAGTAAAAACGAGAAATATTGTTGGATTGGGTGGATACAATTACTTTATTCCAGCATCATACATTCCAACCATCAAACCATCGGACTATGAATATGGTTATATAACCCGATATTTTGTTGGCAACATTAACTATTCTAATATAACCGAAACCAATGCTAGAGGTTATAATGGAACAAACTCTGGTTTTTTCAAAAAGACCAAAATAACTTGGAAAGTATCTGGGGTTGAGTTTAATGTGTACAAAGGAAAAATGCTTGAAACCACGGGTGTTGTGGATTATAATATACTTAGAATAAATCAAGCAGCTCAAGTGTTTCCTCAGATTTCGACGATATTAAATAATCCCAGACAATTCTGGCGTGGATTTTAATTGACATTCTAGAACATTTGTGTAAATGTTGTAGTGTGCATCTATCTAATCAAATATATCTAAAGTTTATAACTCAAAACACCAATAAACATATTGCGTGTGATAAAGTTATTGCTGCGTTTGTTTATGATTATATTACTAAAGAAAAGTATTACTTTAACTTTTCACACCCAGATGTAAATATCAGTAGTACTTATGATGATTTTGTAAAGTTACTAAAAAAGACAGACCGAGAGATATATGTAAACAATAAGAAGAGGTACAAGTATTTTCTCGGGGATTGTAATTTGATTGATGTAAACCTTTTTAGTTTTCTAAAACATAACGAAATTCTCGTTAAAGAAGAATCAGATGCTTATTTTGTTATTAAGATTCGAACCGGTGATATCAATCAGTTTAATATGATATATCCATATGCAAATCATCAACGTGATTTTGATGAAGAACTTATTCATGTAGAAAGTCTAAACGTTGAAAATAAAGAGTCTTATTGCTTTAAATTCTTTAATAACATTGTTGTTGATACTCTATATGAAGTTGAAAAGAATGGGTTAAAATTAGATACAACCACGTTTAAAAATTATTTTAAAGCAAAAACACACAACGGGTTTGTATATACAGAATACAACATATATAATCCCACAGGCAGACCTAGTAATCATTTTGATAACGTAAATTATGTAGCTCTAAACAAGGAGGATGGTTGCAGAAAGAGTTTTATATCTAGATATGATGGATATTTGTTGATGGTAGACTTTACTGGATTTCATCCTTATATTGTGGCTAATCTTATCGATTATAAGGTACCTGATGAAGAAACCATTTATGAACATTTGGCTAAACAATATTACAATGTTAATCAAGTTGATTCAGAATTGATGGCCAAGTCCAAGAAACTTACGATGGTTAACTTGTATGGACAGATCAAAGATCAATATCTTAATATTCCATTTTTTGCAAAAACCGATGAGTTAAAAAATAAATATTGGGAAATGTTTGAAAAGAAGGGATATGTTACTACTCCGATTTATAAACGAAAGATTACATCAAAACAAATCAGTGATCCCAATAAAAACAAGTTATTTGCATATATAATTCAGGCTGCAGAAACCGAATATGGACTGAATAGTTTGGGTAATGTGTTGAAGTATGTAACTGATAAGAAGATTGTGCCAATATTGTATGTATATGATTCTATTGTATTTGATGTAAGTCCAGAGGTTGATGAACGCACAATACAAGACGTAATTGACATAATCAAGAATAAAAAGTTCAAAGTTAAGGTATATACTGGAAATAACTACAACGATTTGAGATTACGTTAAATTTAACTATATTTATAATAGATGAACTTTAGATCTATTATAAATGATATTTGTTGTGATTCCCGTATAAAGGATGGTGTTCTCAAGTTAGAGAACCCAGACCATGTTTTTATTGTGCAGGAGTATTTGGAAAAGGCTGGTTATTCTCTCAATGAGATCGTTGACAAAACAGCTAACCTATTTGAAGCTGGTAGATTTCCTGATCGTCAGGCCTATAATAAAGACGGAATTTTAGTAACCTTTCCAAGTAAAGAGTATAGAGATCGTGCTGTAAATAAGGGTACACACTTTGCAGAAAATCCAAAGAAGGTTCAATCAAACATATTTTCTGTTCCGGGAGATTTATCATCGGCTGGTGCTACTGAAGAAAAGCCAAAAGAAAAAACTGATATCGTATCGGTAGATAAAGAAGTTCAAAAAGATGCAGAGTCAGATGATAAAGTTGATGACAGAACTGCAAGGGAAAAACAACAAGATGCTATTGCAAACGTTGCGATATTGCAAGGACAAACCCCATTGTTAAACTATAGTGTTGATGAAGCTAAAAAATGTGGATTTTACAATAAAGGATTTAATTGGTATGACACGACAGGTGAATATGTAGGAGAACAAATATTTGACGAACATGTTGGAAAAATGATAATTCGGCCGTTAATTGCAGAAACTCGTATTAAAGCTGAAAATGCTGATATTGATATTTTAAGAAAATTGGGATTGGAAAGATTTACAGATGATGAGATTATCAATAATCTAAATCAAAATATATCAAGTGTTACACTTTCTCCTGGTAGTAACAATAAATATGGTCTTACGACTCCTGTAAATTATATAGGATTGGAAAGTATATTAAAAAAAGAAGGTAAACTTGTAATTACATATGCTGGTACTTCAAAAAAAATAAGAACTGGTTCTAATATAAGAATAGTTGGCTGGTCAGCTGCTAAATCAATTTCATCTCCTGATTTTAAACGAGCTATATTAGTATATCAATTTTATATTAACAATCGTGACAAAGTCGAATTGGTAGCTAAACAAGCTAGAGGTATTGGTTATGAAGAACTACAAGTTAATAACTTAAATACGTGGTTCATAAAAAATGACATAAAAGTGCCGTTGAGACTTTATATTTCGGATGAACTAAATGAATTTAGAGATACTGGTGTAAATGTAAATGGTGCCCATAAAATTGAAGGTGTAGGTAAAGCTGATTTAGCATTGACCGAAAATTCCACAGATAAATTTTGGATATCATATAAACACGGCAATTATTGGTCCGAAGAAGGCGCTGCTACTTCTTTAGCTGCGGTACCATTTCAACAATATGGAAGTATAAAAAATCTTAACAGTAAACTTGGTAGTGAAAAGGGTAAGTGGGCTGAAATCATAGCAAACTTTCTAGATAAAACTACGAAACAATTACCTGATCCTACTACAATTCGAACCGGATATTCACTTGAAATTGATGATAAAACAAAAAAAGTCAGAACAAGTGATTCAAATGTGATGTTCTCACAAGAAGAAACAGATTTGTTATTAGCAAATAAGTCATCTGTTACAACGGTTTTTAAAAATAACATTGGTTTAAATAAAGAAATATACTTTTTACCAAGAGGATTTTCAGTTTGGATAGATATGTTGGATGGTACTGATGAGTCTCGACAAATCGCAGGAATGTCAATTTACGGATTAGACTTTAAACTTAATTCCTCCAACTATGGTCCTGAAAATGTTCATTGTTTAATTCAAACAAATGAAACATTAAATGTAGAATTTCATAATGATAGTGAAGATGAGCCAAATGGCATAAAAATTTCTACGGACAACCGAGGCCACATATTATTCAATCCAAATTTACCAGCCCCAAAAAACGCTGAAGATCCAATTTTACAATATCGACCAGTCTTATACGCTCGATTTACAGAAGTAGAAAATTTTTCTTATACCAGAAAAGGTAAAGTAATATTGTTATTGGGATGTAGAATATTAGTAATGCCTTATGGTAAAATACCTGGCACAGCAATAGCATTATGAACGAATTAAAACAATTACTCTGTACATTTACAGACAGTCAAAAATATCAATCTGTAATACAAGAAGTACAACAAACATATACTTTGATAGATAATCGTATATTTGTTTTTGCTAATGAAAAGAATCTTCGGGAAATATATTTGACTTTCAATATTATCAAGGACTTTAATAATAAACTAAAGTATCCTGGTACAATTGGTGTACATAGAAAAAAACAAACCAACACTCTATATACGCTTAATGCGATGAATAAATTAATCGCAGATGAGAACAATGGAGTGTTCGATAAAAACTTTCAATTGAACTGGGATTTATACAAGGATAGTATCATTTTAACCAATGAAATCGGGGTTAAAGTCGTTTCATTAAAATTATTTAATATATTTTCTATTTGATATATATTACATGACGCTTGACATTTCTCTGTACCTAGTGTAGAGTAATTTCAAGTTGGTTACATCTTGATTTAAGTGAATTAAGAATTAACTAATTATCAATTAAACAATTAATAAATAAATAATTATGGGATTAGACATTAGTAAGTTAAAGAGCCGTTTGAACTCACTTTCAAACACAAACCAGAAATCCAACCTAATTTGGAAACCAAAGCCTGGTAAGCAAGTTGTTCGTATCGTACCTTACAAGTATTCTCCTGAGAATCCATTTATCGAACTCAAGTTTCACTACAACCTAAATGGTAAGAGTTACATGAGCCCTGATAGTTTTGGTCGTCCAGATCCAATCGTTGAGTTTTCAAATCGTTTGAAGAAGACCGGCGATAAGGAAGAGTGGAAGATGGGTAAGAAAATGGAACCCAAGATGCGTACATTCGCTCCTGTCATTGTTCGTGGTGAAGAGGGAGAAGGTGTTAAGTTCTGGGGATTTGGTAAGCAAGTTTACCAAGAACTTCTAAGCATCATCAGTGATCCTGATTTTGGTGATATTACCGATCTAACCTCGGGTCGTGATATTGTTGTGGAATTCAAGACTGGTGACGAATCAGGCAAGAGTTTCCCAGAAACCAATATTCGTGTTAAACCAAACACAAGCGTTGCTGTAGATCCAAATAATTCAAGTCTACTTGATGCTCTCAAGTCTCAAGTTAACATTATGGATCTATTCCCAGAACTATCTTATGAAGAACTCAAGGAAGTTATGGATAAGTGGTTGAATCCTGATGAAACCGCTGCTGATCCTGCTGTATCTGTTATAGCAACTGATACGGATGATGAAGCTCCGTTTCCAACCGCAGTTAAAACCGCAACAGCACCAAAGGCCGCTGTAACAGCATCTCCAACCGCAGTTAAAGCTAAGACTGGATCAAGTGATGATGTTAACAAGGCATTTGATGATTTGTTTGGCGCTTAAAAATTAAAAAATAAGCCGGTGGAGTTATACCCCCACCGGCTTTCTAGTTATATACGTTATGGCAAAAAAAACAACAGAAAAAGATGATCTGCTAGAAAGATTGGCAGATGAACTCAATAAATCCAACAAAGAAGGTGGTAAAATTGCGTTCTTCTTGGATGAACAGGAAGATCCCTCAACAATCAGTGATTGGGTAAGTACCGGTTCATCAATGCTAGATCTAGCGATTAGTAATCGTCCTCATGGCGGTTTGCCAGTGGGACGTATCGTTGAATTGACAGGCCTTGAAGGAACTGGAAAAAGCTTGGTATGTGCGCACATTGTTGCGGATACACAAAAAAAAGGTGGTAAAGCACTTTTCATTGACACAGAAAATTCTGAGTCCAGAGAATTCTGGAAGAGTTTGGGAGTTGACTTGTCTAAAAGCAAGTTGATGTATTCTCAAGCTGAGACTGTAGAAGATATCTTCGACAGAATTGAAAAAGCAATTACGTTTATTCGTAAGGATCATCCTGATTTGCTATTAACAATTATTGTTGATTCCGTTGCAGCTGCTTCTACAAAAGCAGAACTAGAGAGTGATCATGGTAAGGATGGTTATGCTACTGGTAAGTCAATTATTATTAGCAAAGCAATGCGTAAGATTACCAACATGATTGGTCGTCAGAAGGTATTGTTGATTTTTACCAACCAATTGCGTCAGAATCTAAATGCTATGGCATTTGGTGACAAGTACATAGTCAGCGGTGGCAAGGCTCTAGCATATCATTGTAGTGTACGTGTTCGTCTAAACAATACAGGCAAACTAAAGATGGGTGAACTCGTTATTGGTAATGAATGTAAAGCTGTTGTTGTGAAGAATCGTATGGGACCACCACAACGTCAAGCAAATTTTGATATCTATTTTGATAGTGGAATTGCTGACTTTAGTAGTTGGATCAAGGTTATGAAAGATGCGGGTATTCTTAAACAAGGCGGCGCTTACTACACCTATCAAAAGAACGATGGTACTGAATGGAAGTTTCAATCAAAAGACTTCATTTCAATACTACAATCGGATTCAAAGTTAAAGGAAGAAATTTACATGAAGATTTGTGATGCTTGTATCATGAAATATAAAGACCCAAATAGTCAAATCGTTGAAGATGTTCAAGTATCAACCGACGAAGATGACGCTGGCGAATAACAATGAGTGGATTTACTTCCAGTGAAAAACAAAGACTGTTCTCTCTTTTCGAGAACGTAACGGGGGGTGTCGGTGATAGTGGTATTCAAAAAACTACTAACTCCGACATCCTCTTAGTCGATGGATTAAACACCTTCATTCGTTCATTTATGGCAGTACCATCGATGAATGATGACGGAATGCATATCGGAGGAATTGCTGGGTTCCTTAAGAGTATTGGATATGCTATTAAATTAATTAATCCAACTAGAGTTATCGTTGTATTTGATGGAACAGGTGGTTCACAAAAACGTCGTAAGCTTTATCCTGATTACAAAAAGGGACGTAAGACCAAAATTAAGTTCAATAGAACATATGAAGAACTAAGTTCATCTGATCTTGAACAAAAGAATCTTCAAGTTGAGTTGATGCGATTGGTAAGTTATCTTGAAGTATTACCAGTAACTGTAATGGCTATTGATAATATTGAAGCCGATGACACAATTGCTTATTTGTCTGAAGATACATTTAAAGATAGTAATGTTACTATTATGTCCACAGACAAAGACTTTTTACAATTGGCAAGTGATAGAGTTAAAATCTGGAGTCCTGTCAAGAAGAAAATCTTTGGTTGTAAAGAAATAGTGGACGAGTATGGTATTACCTGCAATAATTTTATCTATTACAGAGTTATGGAGGGTGATGTCAGTGATAACATTCCTGGTCTAGATGGCGTTGGAATTAAAAGAGTTCTTCAAGCATATCCATTTTTGGGTGAGGATAAACAAGTAACAATGCAAGAAATTTATAACTACTCTGAAAATTATAAGAGTAAGTATAAGATTTATGAACGTGTGTTGGATAACAAACTTCTATTGGAACGTAATTTTGAACTGATGCAGTTAAAGAATACATGCATTCAATCATTTACTCAGTTAAGAATAGAAGAAATAATCAAGAAACAAGTTCCTAAGATTGATAAGATGACATTCAGCAGACTTATCACTGAGGATAAAATGTGGAGTAACCTACCAAATTATATGGTATGGTTGAATGAAACTTGGGGCAAACTCAATAGTTTCGTATTGTAAAACCGATAAATTATAAAATAAGTTGGAATCTACACACTTGGGTGTAGACTGATGGAGTAGTATTAACAAAACATAGAAAGAATATATAATGAACGATAAGCATATTATTGACAATTTGAAGAAGTTTGGAAGTGAGTTTCAAGTTAAGTGTATCTCAGGTCTTGTATCCGATAGACCATTTATTGAGCGTATTAGTGATATTGTTGAAGCAGACTTCTTTGAAAGTGATGCACATAAGTGGATTGTCAAGGAAAGTATTAAATATTTCATTGAGTATAGTGATTTGCCAACACTTAATGTGTTTAAGGTCAAATTGGAAGTGGTAACCAATGAAGTACTCAAAAAGAGTATTGTAGATAATCTAAAGTTGATTTATCAAAAGATGAATGACGGCGATCTAAAATTCATCAAGGAAGAGTTCTTAGAATTCTGTATCAATCAAAAGCTAAAGAACGCCATCATGGAAAGCGTTGACTATTTGAAGGTTGGTCAATACGAAAAGATCAAGACCAAGTTTGATGAAGCTTTGAAGGCTGGTATGGAACGTAATGTCGGACATGATTATGGCGAAGATGTTGAAAAACGTATGACCTTAATGGCTCGTAATTCTATCAATACCAAGTGGGATGTTATTGATGGTTTGATGGATGGTGGCCTTGGACCTGGCGAACTTGGAATTATTACAGCTTGTGCTGGTAGTGGTAAAAGCTGGGTACTATGTAGACTAGGTGCAGAAGCAATGAGACAAGGTAAAAATGTAATTCACTTTACTCTGGAGTTAAATGAAAATTATGTGGGTCTACGTTATGATGCTTGTTTTACTGGAATTGATTTCCAAAACATTCGTAACAACATTGATATTGTTAAGAAGAAGATTGCAGAAATTCCAGGTAAATTGATGATTAAGTACTTTCCAATTAAGACTGTATCCGCTCAGAGCTTGAAGGCTCATTGTGAACGATTGGCTATGTTGGGTACTAAGGTAGATATGATTATTGTTGACTATGCAGATATTCTACGTCCAATTAATAGTGATCGTAACAGCAATAGTTATCAAGAAGCTGGTGGTATTTATGAAGAACTTCGTGCTGTAGCTGGTGAATTGCAGGTTCCAATCTGGAGTGCTTCTCAGAGTAATCGTGCTGCTATGGATGAAGATATTATTCAGGCTAATAACATTTCAGATAGTTATCGTAAGATCATGACAGCTGACTTCGTTATGTCACTAAGTCGTAAAGTTAACGATAAACAATCCAATACAGCCAGATTCCACATTATTAAGAATCGATTTGGACCAGATGGTTTGACATTCCCAAGTAAGATGAATGCTGGATGTGGTCAGATTGAAATATTCAGCGAATCTTCAAGAGAAGGATTAGCACTTCAAAATGAAATGATGAATGGTGAAAACCAAGTCAAGAAGTTATTGAAGAATAAGTGGAACGTACATAGCAGTTCTGAGGATGCAGACGAATAATCCATAGTTGTGACTATAAAAAAAGAGTCAAAAAAAACTTAAAAAAGTTAGTCACAACATGGATCAAAGAGGCTATTGAAGAATAGTTATCTTTTACCAATATATTTTATGAACAAAGAAATTTTTATTAAGAAACGTGATGGCAAGACCGAGAAGTTTAACGCAGATAAAATCAATAAGATTTTACAGTGGGCTACAGAAGACATAAAAGGTGTTGGCTTTGAAGAAGTAGCGATGAATGCACACTTATCATTCTTTGATGGCATGAATTCAAAAGATATTCACAAGATGTTGATTGAAGCGTCTGCTAATTTGATTAGTGAAGAAAAGACAAATTATCAATATGTTGCTTCTAGATTGATGAATTATCAACTTCGTAAAGAAGTTTGGGGAGGTAAAAATCCACCAAAACTATATGATTTAGTTCAATCTAATATTCAATCATTGGTCTATGATGGTGAAATTCTCAACTGGTATAGTAAACAAGAGTTTGATAAACTAGATGAATATCTAAAGCATGATCGTGATTTTAACTTCACTTATGCTGGTATCAAACAATTGTGTGATAAATATTTAGTACAAAATAGAGCAACTAAACAGATATATGAAACACCGCAGTTTGCGTACATGTTGATCGCAATGACTTTTTTCAAAGACTATAAAGAAGGTCGATTGGATTATGTCAAGAAAGCGTACAATTATTTTAGTAAACACAAGATTAATCTACCTACACCAATTATGGCTGGAGTAAGAACGGTAATGAAGAGTTATGCTTCATGTTCACTATTCACGGTCGATGATAATTTACGTAGTATTTTCAGTAATATCAGTGCAGTTGGTTTTGCTACTGCTAGTCGTTATGGTATTGGATTGAATTTATCAAGACTACGTGCTACAAATGCTCCAATTCGTAATGGTGAAGTAATGCATACAGGTCCAATTCCATTTGCTAAAGCATTTGAAGCTACTGTAAAGAGTTGTCATCAAAACGGAATTAGAGGGGGTAGTGCCACTGTTAATTTTGCATGGTTTCATTATGACATTCTAGATATTCTTGTATTGAAGAACAATCAAGGAACTGATGATAATCGGGTTCGTAAGTTGGACTATTGTATTGGTTTAGATAAACTAATCTTTGAACGGTTCTTAAAAAATCAAGATATTACATTGTTTAGTTATCATGAATGTCCTTCATTGTGGAATACATTTGGATTAGAAGGATTCAAGGAAAAATATGAAAAGGCTGAAGCTAATAAGAACATCAAGTTCAAGAAGAAAGTACCTGCACGTGAATTGATGGGACTATTAGCTAAAGAACGTCTTGAAACTGGACGAATTTATACAATGTTCGTAGACCACGCAAATGAACATGGCAGTTGGCTTGATCAAGTAGATACAAGCAATCTATGTCTTGAAGTTAATCATCCATTGATTCCAATCACTGATGTTAATGATAAGGATGCTGAAATTGGTGTTTGTATCTTGGCCGCATTGAATTGGTTAGAAATCAAAGATGATGAAGAAATGGAAAGTGTTTGTGACATCATTGTTAGAATGTTGGATGCTTTGATTGAACATCAAGATTATTTCGTACCAGCCGCAGAAAACTTTGCTAAGAAACGTCGTAGTCTTGGTGTAGGTGTAAGTAACTTGGCTGCTTTATTGGCTAAAGAAGGATTGAAGTATTGGGATAAAAATGCTCCAAACTTTGTTGCCAGATGGATGGAAAAGACAAGTTATTATCTAATCAAGGCTAGTGTTGAAATGGCAAAAGAAGTTGGTAAGTGTGAAAAGTTTGATCGTACTAAGTTTAGTCAGGGTATTTTGCCAATTGATACTTATAAAAAAGATGTTGATGAATTTGTCACTGAACCTCTACATTGTGATTGGGAGGCTTTACGTGGAGAAATCAAAAAACATGGTATGAGACATAGTACACTTACAGCTTGTATGCCAGTAGAATCTAGCTCAGTAATTCAAAGCAGTACCAATGGTATTGAACCACCACGCAGTGCTATTAGTTTCAAGGGCAGCAAGAGCAATATTTTGCCTGTGGTAGTACCTGGGATTGATAAGTACAAGGAAAATTATACATTTGCTTTTGATATGCCAAGTAATGAGGGTTATTTAAAAGTAGCCGCAGCTATTCAAAAATTTACAGATATGAGTATTAGTACAAATACTTACTATATACCATCCCGTTATGAGAAGAATAAAGTTCCTGTTCAAGAAGTAATTAAGGATATGTTATTGGCCTACAAGTATGGATTGAAGAATTTGTATTATGCTAATACCGATGATGGCGACAAACAAACCGCCATGGATGAAAAGAAAACAGAACCAAAACAAGCAGTAGTACAAGAATCCGGCTGTGAAAGTGGAGCTTGTACTCTATAATAGGAGGATAAAATGAAGAGTGTATTAAATAAGAAGAATATAGACCAATTAAGAAATCCAATGTTTTTAGGAGAAGATCTATCTCTACAGAGATATGACTTGATCAAGTATCCTAAATTCTACGATCTGTATGATCAACAATTGAATTTCTTCTGGAGACCGCAGGAAGTTTCTCTTGTTAAAGATATTAGTGATTACAAGAACCTTTCACCTGAAGAACGATTTGTATTTGATAGTAACCTTAAGTTTCAAACTATGACTGATAGTATGTTGAGTCGTAGTATTCATGAACTTATGAAACACGTAACAAATAGTGAATTGGAAATTTGCATGAATGCGTGGAGTTTCTTTGAAACTATTCATAGTAATAGTTATACATACATTTTAAACAATGTGTATCCAGATGCTACCAAATTCTTTGATAGTGTGTTGGAAGATCAAGAAATTGTTAAGAGAGCTACTGCAATCAGTAAGAAGTATGATGAACTACTAACTCCATCAGATAATGTTAAACAACAATTGTTTGATGCGGTATTGGCAACTCAAATTACTGAGGGATTGATATTCTATGTATCATTTGCTTGTAGTTTTTACTTTGGATATCGTGGAAAGATGGAAGGTAATAGTAAGATTATTAAGTTTATTAGCCGTGATGAAAATCTACATGTCGCTATTACACAGAATATTATGAAGAATTGGATTAACAATCCAGATGAAGGATTCCAAGATCTTGTTAAAAAGAACGAAGATAAGGTTTATGCTGCTTATGAAATGGCAGTTAATGCTGAAAAGGATTGGGCCGATTATCTATTTAGTAAGGGAAGTTTGATTGGATTGACTGCTGAAAGTTTAAAGCAATATATTGAGTGGTTGGCTAATAATAGACTATCAAGTATTGGATATAAGAAATTGTATCCTAACACCAAAACTAATCCATTAGCTGGGTGGTTAGATAGTTACTACGATAGCAAGAAACTACAAGTAGCTCCTCAAGAAACTGAATTGAGTAGTTATGTAAAAGGTATTGATAATACCATTACAGAAGGTGCATTTGACGATTTCAAATTGTAATTGTAAATAATTAAAAAATATAACGAGTACTTTAATGGGTGCTCGTTTTTTCTTATATTTATATCCATCTCGATTGATTTATATTATGGAATCTATTTTTGTATACCTAGAAAAAATATTAGTAATAAGTGCAGCCGGCGGCGTTCTATTCGGCGCATTCAAATGGATATTTACATTGAATCGGAATGTAAAAGAAATATTAAAAGAAGTCAAACCCAATTCCGGTACGTCGTTAAAAGACCATGTAGATAAGATAAACAAACAGGTTAGTCACGATAGTAATGTGATTAAGACTATATGTACACGACAAAAATGGATGTTAGATAATAGGCCGGAACCAATATTTGAATGTGACACTGAAGGTAAATGTACGTGGGTAAATGAAAAATATTGTCAATTATTAAAACACGATGTGGATTATTTCTTAGGCAATGGGTGGAAAAATGGCATTTTTAGTGAAGATTTGGAAATGGTTGAAAAAGAATGGGCCAGATCTGTTAAAGATGAAAGAAGTAGTGTTAGTATATACAGAATGATTGATAGAGAAGGTACTATATACAATGTTAAAGCAGTGGCCACCAGAAATGATAATCATGGGTACATTGGACATATAGAAATATTAGATGATAAAAAAGATTAATAATTGACTATCAAATACTATTTATATGTATATTAATATGAAGTCTTCTAAAGAATTAGTCAATAAACTGGTAAAAGAAACATTGGAGCAAAAATATACAAATGCTCCGTCTTCTTGGAATGATTTAATCGACGAATTATCAAAAGAAATCAAGAAACCTATTGAACTCGACGATGCTGGCAATTACAATATATGTGATTGTGAACCATATCATATTAGTATTAGACCAATAGTACATGGTATTTGCGATGTACAAGCATTTAAAGACTCTACTGATAGAACCAAGAAGCTTTTCATGAAATTTGACGATGTTAAGAAATTCGTAAAAGAATATTTAGCGTCTAAAGATTTAAACTACGTAGATGCTGCTTACGAACGTAATGTAGAAAATAGTAAAGATAAAGAAGGTGGTAAGAAGGCCGATAAAGCAGCTGGAGAACAAAATCTAGTTGATCCAGAAAAGAACAACAAGGTGGTCAAGAACATTAAGGCTAAGAACATGAACGATGAGAAAGATAACCCAGATCAACCAATGCGTGCGGTTGGTAAGTTTGAAACTCAAGTTCAACACAAGAGTCCAAAGCCAAGCTATACACCACCAACTCTACCAAAGAATTTACAGAAGTTAGTTATTAAATATACCAAGGGTGGTAAAGCTAAAAAGAAGTAGTTGACAATTTTTTAAATTTGGTATACTATAAGGGTATACCTAAAAAAGGATAAATATGACAAAATTAATTACTATCGCCGCATTGAGTGCAACTCTAGCTTCTCAAACATTTGCTGGAGATAGAGAATGGGCTACGGTTGGTAAAGTATTGACTGGAGTCGCAGTAATTCACGTTATTGATCGAATTGTAAATCCCCCAACACAAGTTGTATATGTACAACCACAACCAGTGGTTTATACACAACCTGTAGTGTATGTTCAACCACAGCCAGTGGTTTATGTACAACCTGTAGTAGTACAACCTCAACCTGTAGTATATGTACAACCACAACCAGTAGTTGTTGTATATGGTGGTTGGGGTCGTCCAGTGCATCATTATCATCACCATCATCATTGATAGTATCATTTTAAATATAAACTCAAACCACCATTTTTTGGTGGTTTTTTTATTTGGACCGTTGACATTCAAAAAAGTGGTGGTAGACTGATTGTAGTTAAGAGACATTCAATATGAAAAATTCGAAAAATACCGCTAACCTGACAACCGCAGCTGATTTTGATATCAAGTCATATCTCAATACTTGTATCAACCTTCGTCCATCTTCGTTGATTATGGATGATGTCAAGTGGAAGTACATGGTACGTTCTGCTATTCGTGGCAAGAACATTCTACTTCTTGGTCCTACCGGATGTGGCAAGACTCTCGCTGCGCAAACTATTGCTAACGTCCTAAATAAGGAAGAAAAGTTTTTCTATTTCAATCTTGGTGCTACGCAGGATGCTCGTAGTGCTTTGATTGGTAATACTCACTTCGACAAGAACACTGGTACTTTATTCAAGGAGTCAACCTTCATTAAAGCTATTCGTACTCCAAATGCTATTATTCTTCTTGACGAAATTTCTCGTAGTCATCACGATGGTGTAAATATTCTAATGACTGTGTTAGACGATCTACAACGTTATCTTCGTTTGGATGAAAAGGAAGATTGTGAGATTGTTAAGGTTGCTGAAGGTGTTACCTTTATCGCCACCGCTAACATAGGTAACGAATATACCGCTACCCGTGTAATGGATCGTGCTCTACTTTCACGTTTTCCAGTCAAGATTGAAATGACTCCTCTTGACAAGGACGTTGAGTTTAATCTACTTAAGAGTCGTTTTAAACTGACGGATGATTCACATCTTGAGATTCTCAAAGCTATTTGTGAAATTGCTGATCATACCCGTAAGCAGATCAAACAAGATGACAGCAAATTAACCAACTTTATTCCAACTCGTACCACTGTGGAAATTGCAGAATTGATCGTTGATGGATTTAATTTGCTTGAAATCGCCGAGACCACGATATATCCTAACTTTAGTGAAGATGGTGGCGTGGATAGTGAACGGACCTATCTACGTCAGCTAGTACAGAAGTATGTAAAGATCGAAACAAAGGCGACGTTGTTCAATGATCCTGTAAAGACTGAGCAGCCTCCTTTCTAATAAATAAACAATAACAATAGACGACAACATAGTATGAGTAACTACAGCGACTTTTGGCTTAAAGATTATGACATCGATTGGGATTTCAGCGATGATTCGGATATGGTAGATGTATCATCATCTGATACTCAAGCTACTGCTGATCTCATTAGGTTGTCGTCTGCTCGCCGTGCAATTTCAAATTACGTTACCATTCTTACTGGTAAATCTATTCCAGTAATGTTTAATGATCGTAATGTGAGTTGCACCGATGGTGAAGTGGTTTATATCGGTAGTGATGTAAACAACAAGAATAATTTTGATGTAGCTGTCGGATTGGCACTACATGAAGCTAGTCATATTGTTTATAGCGACATGCAATTATACAAGGATCTGTATAGCAATGTTCCTCGTAGTATTTACAATCTAACTGAACCTTTGAACATTTCAAAGGAAGAGGTTGCTGAGTTTTGTAAGATGACTTTTAATTACATTGAAGATAGATTTATCGATTATTGTATCTATAAGTCTGCTCCTGGTTATCGTGGTTATTATCAGTCACTTTACGATAAGTACTTTAACAGCAAGGTTATCGATGATGGTTTGAATAGCAAACTATATTGTACACCAACAACTGAGTCATATTCTTATCGTATTATTAATTTGACCAATGTTAATACCGATCTAAATGCTTTGCCTGGATTGTATGATATTGCTAAACTACTCGATTTGAGTAATATTGTTCGTTTGGACTCTGCAAAAAGTCGTTATGATCTTGCATTTAAGATTGCAGAAATTGCATTTTCTAATATCAAACAGGGATCTGATGTCAAACAAAATGGTCCATCTAATCAGAATAATGATGGAGATGGTACACCCGATCCAAATGGCACTCCTAACACCGATGATAATAACAATTCGTCAACCCCAGTTGCTATGGGTGATTCATCAGATTCATCATCAAATTCAAATGCTTCTAATACAGATGATATTTTTGGAGGTAATTCTACATCCATAACCAGTCAAGAAGACCCAAACAAGAATATTGGCAAGGATCCAAATGTAAGCAAGACCAAACAGAATAAGATCGATAAGGCTTTTTCTAAACAGAAGGATTTCTTAAATGGTAAGATTGTAAAGAAAAAGGTTTCCAAGAAAGAAAAAAATTTGCTTGATGTTTTGGAAAAGAGTCAAGTTGAAATCTTAGATGTTGCTCAAGATTATGTTCGTAACTATGGTGGCACTGGTGCTGTTGAGTGCATTGTTGTGAAGAATCTAACCCGTGAGTTGATTGATTCATCCGAGTTTCCTCTGAAGAAGGTTGTGTATAATTCATATTATTCTAAACATCTTAAATCAACAAATGAGACTGAAGCTCATCTAGATATTGAACTTCAAAAGCATATCAATATGGGTATTGTTATGGGAGTTAAGCTAGCAAAACGAATTCAGTTTCGTAATGAAATTAATGTAGATAAGTTTAGTCGTCGTCAAACTGGTAAGATTGACAAGCGTATTTTACATGAAATCGGTGCGGGTGTAGAAAATATATTTTACACTACGGCTGTACATAAGTACAAGAGCATGAATTTTCATATTAGCTTGGATGCTAGTTCTAGTATGTCTGGTCAGAAGTGGAATAATACTATCAAGTTGTGTACCACTATTGCAAAGGCAGCTACTATGCTTGAAAATATTAATGTGAGTATCAGTATTCGTAGTACTTATGGTAAAAATCCATATGTAGTTATGGCTTATGATTCTCGTAAGGATAAGTTTTCTAAGATTAGAAATTTGTTTCCATATATTTTAACTAGTGGTACTACTCCAGAAGGATTGTGTTATGAAGCTATTATGAAGCATTTGCCAAAGTGTGATGTGAATAGTGAAAACTACTTTATCAATATTAGTGATGGAGAACCATGTTTTAATATTGTTACATCAACATCAAATGTTTCATATACTGGTGCTAGTGCTGCACAACACACTCGTAAACAAGTGCAGAAGATTATTACATCAGGATACAAGGTTATTTCATATTTTGTAACCGAATATGCAGGACCAATAAACTCAACTGAATATGGTGCTTTGTTCAAAATTATGTATGGTAAAGATAGTAATTTTATTAACTTTAACAATTTAAATCAGATTGTTTCTACTCTTAATAAAAAGATGGTAGAAAGTGTTGACAGATGATATAATCGTGGTAGACTTTAATTAAATCGCAGTATAACAATAAAACAAGGATAAAAAATGAAAAAGACAGATCGTAAGAATAAGACAAACCTAGTAGTAACATGGCCAACCAACCTGTTTTCTATTGAAGAACTAAACAACGCAAATAGTGATTTCGTAAACATTACTTTACGAGTTCGCCTCAAGAAGGCCATTGATAATGGACAAGTTGGTGAGGTTGGTTATTTGCATAATGGTAAGGGCCGTCCACGTGTAGTACTTGCTTGTACACCAATCACTGAACAACATATTCTTGAAGCAAAGAATCGTGGATGTCTTATCAAAGACGGACTAAATATTAATGTAGTAAAGATTGACAATAAGGTTGTGGAAACAACACCAGTTGGTGTTGAAAATGTCTCAACAGAAAAGGTAACTGCTTAATCATTCACCTTTATGTGACCAAAGCGGACTCATTAACAGGGGTCCGCTTTTATCTTTTACATAATAAAGAATATTTGCTTTCTTGGAGTGTTTCTTTATATTCTTTATGATACCCTCAACCATATTCCAACTACCATAATAAATTGGTTCATTCATATCACTATCATAAATGACATACTTGATACTTGATATTTCGAATATGTAGAATGTATCTTCTTTGGGATTGATTTTTTTGTACTTCATGATAGGATATATATAAATATGGACGCACTGCAAGAATTTTTCGGGATTGAAGCATTTGATTATAATGTTAACAAACAAAAGTTGGTTGAGAACTTGGATTTTTTAAAATCCATGAGTGTAGAAGAACAAACCTTTTACAAAAAATGGATTGAGGTACAAGAGTTAAATAACTACTCTTCAAGAGCCTCTCAGGTCAAAGCCAAAATTTGGACTCCAACCGATATTCACAATGAGTCGTTGACTATCAAAGAGATCCAAGACTTAAATCCTACCGTTGTACATGTAAACAATAAAATCCTAGAGAATGATTGGTTGATGCTTAGAACCTTTGTTCATACTATGGAGTTTGCTCAAACGCCTGGTAGATTCGTAAAGTTTCTAATTACAGATGGCAATCTAGACAATCCAAGATATTTGGGAGTCATTAGTATGTCCAGTGATGTTATTACTATTACTGACCGAGATAAATATATTGGTTGGACTGCAGATGATAAGTTGAAGAAAAAACGATTGGCTCATAGTGCCATTGGTAGTTGTATCATGAGCACCCAACCTTTTGGATATAATTTCCTAGGAGGTAAGTTAATTGCTGCTTTAGTCACGGCAGAGACGGTCAGGAACGCATGGCAGGCTCTATATGACCAGCTTTTGGTTGGAATCACTACAACGAGCCTTTACGGCAGTTATAGTATGTATAATAGTCTAAAATGGTGGCATAAGTGTGGTGCAAGCGCCGGTAAGATGTCTATTAAACCAGATGATGTTATTTATAAAGTTTGGCATGATTGGATTAAAACCAATAAAGCTGATAAATATCAAAAGGCTATGACACAACGAGAAGGTGTAAGTGGGCCTGTAACCGGAGCAAAAGCTAGGGTTATTAGTATGATTTTCTCAGAGTTGGGTATTAAACAAAGCACCTATGTACATGGATTTGAACGGGGTACATATTATGCTTGTCCATATAAGAACACCAAAGACTTTTTGTGTAGTAAGATTGATGAAAGTAAATTGATATTCAATCCTTTATACACACAAAAGGCTATTTTGGAGTGGTGGAAAGCAAAGGCAATTGCTAGATATCAGACTTTGAAAGCTGAAAATAGACTAAAGGATGATATTCTTTATTATAACCAAATGATTGGTATGGATTATCAAACTGCTAAAAATACCTATTTTAGTGAGGTGGGAAGATAGTCATTTACTATTTATTATAGTAAATATGGCGAGTAACAACGACAATTCAAATTATACATTTTCAGATAGGTTTCAAAAATTTATCCAGAAAATTGCTAATTTTGCGCAAACCGCCAGAAGTAAATCGCAAATAGATGATGCTCCAACTGATATTTTTACTGGTGAACAAGGTGAATTACTAACAAAATACAAAAATAAGATATTTTATAGAAAAAACAATAGTAGTGAATTTATAAGCTTAAGTGATGAATATTCAGATTTAACCAATCAATATGAATATATTTTATCTCAAGGTGTAAATAAATATGCTACTTGGCAAAAAACCAGTAAAACTGATGAAAAGAATTGGACATTTACTGGCTATTTTACACCAATATGCGGAATTAATTGTTGTGCCACCGGATCAGTTGTCAGTGGATCAGTTTAATATTGACATTTTATAAATCCATGTTACATTGAATACAATGAAAAAATCATTGTGTTGTATCTCCCTAAAACTTCAAGAACAAGGTGTTAAAGCTAACACCATGACCAAAACTCGTTTTCTTGCCTTAGAACGCAAAGAAGCATTATCTATTGTATCCAAACGTACACTTAATAATGTAATTGTTACACGTAAGATTATTGAATTTTGTGGTAAACGTAATTGGAATTATCGAATTAGTAGCGATCTATTTCCACTAGCTACACTTCCAGAAGCTAATCTTTCTCTTAATATACTTCCAGACTATACTCTTGTTCTTCAAGAATTCAAGATTGCATCTGATATTATCAAGAAATATAATGTTCGGTGCAGTACACACCCCGATCAATTTGTTGTACCAGCTAGTGGTAACCCAGGTGTATCTGCTAAATCTATCATTGAATTAACCAAACATGCTACTATGATGGACTTGTTTGGTCTTCCACAATCATATGATGCTCCTATAAACATCCATATGAATTGTTACAAAGGTGACCTACAAGAAATTGCAAATCGATTCATCAACGTCTACAATAATTTACCAATCAATGTAAAATCACGGTTAGTCTTGGAAAATGAAGACAAGCCTAATAGTTGGAATGTACAACAGCTTTATGACTTTATTTATACCAAGACTGGTATTCCAATCACGTATGATAATTTGCACCAACGTTGTAATCCAGGCAAGTTGTCTGCCAAAGATGCGGTAATGCTTGCCAAATCAACATGGCCCAACCGATCATTGTTCCATTTTAGCGACAACGACCTTACCAACAAAAACCCACGTGCGCATGGTGATTATGTACGTGAGTTGCCAACTGAATATGTTGATTTAGATGTGGACTTTGAATTTGAATTCAAGGCTAAGGATTATGCTTTGGAAAGGTTTGAAAAAGAATTTCAACTTTGATTGAAAAAGATGTTGACGAAACACAACTAATAGTGTATAGTAATTATAAGTTGGTGATACACTAACGAAACAAAAAATAAACAAATAAAAAAGAAAGAAAAAAATAATATGTATACTCGTACAAACGCTCGTAACAAGACTAACTTCGTAGGCCATAACACCGCTGGTGTTGAAATTTACCTCTCCACTCCTCTAGCGAAGGCCAAGAAGGCTTCACGTTTGACATTGCGTAGTGGTAAGACCCGCGTTGACCTAGATGGTCGCCAGATTAAGGCACTACGTGAGGTCTTGAATGCTGGTTATATGTCTAATTCGACCGCACCAGTTAAGTCTGCTACCTCAGTTAAGACCGCTACTTCCGCTAAGTCTGCTACCAAGTAATGAACCAAACAACATCTAACGATGTTATTATGTGGTTGCTGCTAATAGTAGCAACCACATTTTCTATTACATCGATTGTTATCACATACAAACTTGTAAAAAAGTTTGATGATTTGCAAACCAATATGGTTGAAATATTGGAAATTCTTGCGGCTGAACGAATCAAGATGGTAAAAGATCTTGATGAATTAAAACGTAGGGTTAGAATGAGTAGTAATGAAATTAAAAAAGAAAACAACGGAAGAAACAATAAAGGTTAAAGGTTTGTTTGATCATGTGAAACATATCCGACAAACACAAGATCCTGATTATTATAATTCGTTGAGTGAATCTGACCAAAAAACATTTAATAAGTATATGATTTTACGTGTACTTAGTATGGACAAAACAATTATTGAGGAAATTTCGTATGTATCAAAATACTTTGAGGTATTGCCTGAAAAACAATTCTATAAACTATTAATTAATACTTTACCAAAGAGTTATGGATTTAATCCATATATCAAGAGTAGCAAGAAGGCAGTAAATGAGACAATACTTAATTGTCTTTGTACATATTTTAATGTAGGAACCAAGGATGCTGTAGATTATTACAACATATTTATTTCTTACGAAGAAGGTTTAATCAAATTGATTGAGTTGATCAAATCACATGGTTATTCTGAAAAAGAAACAGAGAAGTTATTTGAATAATATGAAATTAATTGGTATATCAGGAGTTGCTCGCAGTGGTAAAGATTTGTTTACAACCGTAGCACAAGAAGTATTAAAACAACATGGTATTAAAACAGAGAGATTTGCTTTGGCCTATGAGCTTAAAAGCGATCTTAAAGATTTGATTCATGCAAAAACAGGTATTGATGCTTTTACAGAAAATACCGAAGAGAAAAACATTATCAGACCACTATTGGTTGCATATGGTGATGTAATGCGTAAAATCAGTGATGGAAAATATTGGACTCAAAAGGTTGAACAACGTCTTGGTAAATCAAAAGTTGATATAGCATTTGTTACTGATATACGATATGATCACTATATTGAAGATGAATGTGCTTGGTTACAATTGAAGCAATCTGGTAAGTTAATTCACTTAACAAAGTATGTAATGTCTCCTATGCCTCAAGGTAAGAGATTTAGCAAAAATAAACAAACCAAGGTTTATCAGACTGCACCAAACGAACACGAATTAGTCAATGATCCAAAAGTTAGAAAACGTGCAGATCTAAAAATTGAGTGGGAAGATGTATCAAATCAAGGCGGAGATATTACGAAGAATCCAACGATTGTAAAAATTGTAACTGATGCTTTGTATGAAATCAACGTACTGAGTAATCTATCTTAATTTTATACGTTTGATTTCGTGATGAGCATTATGATTAAATACAATAAACTCATCTATAGTCATTGTTCTAAATAAATTAATATAGGCATCTGATTGTGTCTTGATGAATGTAATGTACAACACATTACATTCTTCTGATTTATTAGCCTTTTGTTGTTTCTTACAACTACAAATATTATTTAACAAAGTAATGCAATTGGATAATTGACCTTCTATTGGAAGATTCTTACCTTTGATAGAATTGAAAAATTGCTGGTAGCTACTTATGGTCATAACAACTTCTTAATAATTAAATAAATAGTTAAACTAGATATATAATTAATAGAAAATATCAACAAACCATAGATTTGATTATAACCAACACCATATACTAAAAGATTGGATGTTATTAGTGTTGACCAAAAACATAAACAAATTGGACAAGATATTAACTTGGTAAAGTAGCTTGGGTACATACTATATAGAAAATCTGAATAACTTGACATCACATCAACTTCCATTTTGTATTTATGAAACTCATTTATCTTTAGTAAGTTTCTTGTATTGGTTAGAGTTGCAATGGTTTGAATAATATCACTTTCAAACCACACTACCATCATAAATGATATCCAGAAAATTAAGGGAATATTAAAATCTGCTAAGTTCATAGTTTTCCTTTTTTAAATATTACAAATGGTCTCACAATAGTTTCTAAATTTTTTTTTATGTTTAATAATTCGGGTCTACAATACAATTGAGATTTCTTTGTAGAAGTATTTGTTTTGTTAGTTTTTATTTCCACAACATTAGAATTATAGATATTATCTATCCCGGAATCGGTTACTGCGGAATAAACTCCGCCCATATGTAGATCATCAACGATTAAAATACCATCATTATTTAAAAAATTCATGGTGTTCTTAATGTCTAATAAAGCAATATCATAATCATGACAACCATCTATAAAAATTAAGTCAAATAATAAATTGTTCTTTTCCAAAAATTCTGGAACCTTGTATATAGAATCGCCTTTTATTAAATTTATATCAAAATGTTCTTTTAAAACAGACAATGCTTTTTCTTCTATTCCCCATCTACATATATCGAATGTATACATTTTTGCGGATGGACTGGCATTTAAAAAACAACAAGCTGAGTGTCCTCCATTAAAACCGATTTCTAATATACTTTTTGGACAAGCAATTTTAAGTATATTGTACATATACTCTAGACAGCCATCGGTACACCTACCTTCTCTTATTTCAGGAAGATTATTCCAACCCAACCAACTATTTTTAAAATCTGACCCAATCATAACCCATTTTTAATCAATAGTTTCTTTTTATACCAATCATTATTTGTGTGAATCAGATTATTTTTATAATCAACTAACTTATTAACTTTGATTTTAAAAATGTCATATTCCATGACACCAATCTGTCCACTATCTTCCAACATCAATTGTATCACGTTGAAAAACTCAAAAGATTGATTGGTTAATTTTGTAGCATCAAACTCAATCAACACATCATTTGTACGTTGATCCTCAAGACTTTTTAGTTTCTTGGAAATATCAATTCGTGTATTCTTTTGTTCCGCATTCGTATAACGTTCATATGGTGCATCAGAATAAATGGTATCACACCAAGGTTCTAATAGAAGTAGTTTATATTCATCAATATTCATGACTACAAAACCAACGTCATATCTATTTGGAACGATTGGCTTCATAGTGTCATTATGTTTTACAAAGTGGCCCCACTTACGAATGAAGTTTCTAGCACTCTTGACATTTTGATTTTGCCACTCTTCACTATCTTTTCCAATTGAAGTAATGGTTGGATTGAATCTACTTCCTCTGCAAGTTAAGTGATATACACAAGCTTCCCACAACTGAATAAACTTATATCCACTCAATAAAAATCTGTTGAATATATCACTATCTTCTTTGGAAGTCGGAGCAAATAGTAAATCGTGACCACCTATCTTATTAAAGTCTTCTTTATAAATTGCCCATGGAGCAAACACACCTTCAGTAATCTTTTCTTTACGAGATAATTTTGTGTCAATCATCCACTTATTAAACGATTCTTGTTTGAAGGTTTCTGGTTCCATACCAAAGTCTTGCACGATCTTTTCTGGTCCACCGGGATGAAGAGGAGGTTCTATACGGGTCAAACACACAATGGTCTGTGGTTTTAAATGTTTTTCAATCAACAAGTCCGCGTTCTTTGAAATGTACATGTCGGCATGATAAATCATAACAACATCATTGGTAGCTACATCTTGAACCAATGTGTTGTACAATTCAGTCATTCCCTTTCGTTCTGGACCATCATTACGAATAGCTTTGAAACATGGGTCTGATTTAATCATTTCTTGACACCAATCCCAAGTTCCATCACTACTAGCATCATCAGCAACGCATACTTCGTGTTCTTTGTGACTCAAATTTAAACGAATTGCGTCATAACACCACTTCAAGTATTTTAGATTATTTCTGCTGGGTAAAATAAAACTGATTTTCATCGTTTAATACATATCAGATAACTACCCGATTTCTCTACGGTGAATAGTTTATTTAATTTCTCAATCCACCAACTTTCTGGTTTAACTGTCATATGAAGTATTACCCCCTTTGTATCTTCACCTGATTGTCTATATGCAATAGAAAACACACATCTATTTTTAACAACTCGGTTCATTTCTGCAAAAATTACATCTATATCGTTTTCCAAACAGTGTTCTAAACAATCAAATGATGTTATTATATCAATAGAGTTATCTTCAAAAGGAATATGATGTGATTCACCATCTATAAATTGGATGTTTGGATTATTGATAACATTGCCGGTTTTTACAGAAGCAATGTCCATGCCATATACTTTTTCAATACCTGACTTTTGTACATCATTACAGAAGTATCCAAACCCACATCCTATGTCTAAAACTGATGTGGGTTTTAAGCTCAAAATGTGTGGGATTATGTTTTTTCCAAAATGTCCTCGACCATATCCTCTGGAATCATTTCTTTTTCTATAGTGTTGATCTTTATCTACGTAGATAGATTCATACTTATCTCGCTCTAGTTTTCTTGATTCTTCTATATTCATATTAATCCACTTTCTCCAAATCTTTTAGACCAAGCTAAAAATGTACTACGATTATTACTACAACATGTAGTTTTTGATAATATTAACATCTCAATAAACGCTTCTACTATAGATTGTTCGTTACGTGCTGCATTATAGTTCCATTTTCTATTATCATTATCAACTATAGCACCATTCCAACCGGCCGATTTGTCATACTTTTCTGTATAACTAGTTTTGTTGTAAAATATTAAATTAGGATTGCCTCTCAACTGATCTTCGATTGTTTTTTCATCGGTGCAAATAAAAAATCGTTTATCCTTATTTTTTGATATAAAATCAAGCGATGTTCTTATATTTTCATCTCTACCAGGACTATCAGATCCACGTATGTGTAAACTTAGAGTTTCTTTTGAAATATTATATTGGTTAACAAAGTTAGAAACCTGATCCAGTATAGATTGTGTTATTTTTATACTCTTATAACATTCTTTCAAAATATCACCCGACACACCGAGACTATCTGTTAAAAATACAAATGTTGTGTCTACATAATTATTATTATTTACTATAACTCGTCTTTTATAGTTTAAATGATTTTTATGCAAATAAATTGGAATACCAAGATCTAGTTTATTATCCAACTCGGTTATAGTATTTTCGATATATTCATAATCAAAGTCAAATAATAATTTTAGATTAAAATCGCTTGAATGATTTCTTACATTATTAATTACTAGATTCTTATTTAATTTTTTATGTAGATAGATTCCCTGAAACAAGCCATTGAATTTGTTACCTAGACCGCCATCTAAAATATCGATTATTGTATTATTATATAATAACATAACTATTGTAAATTTTTATTTGCTTGAAACCCAATTTTTTTGTTTTGTTCAAATGGGAAGTTATTTCTCAATAAATATTCGTGGATTACATGCTTATACTTTTTATTTTTTACATCGGTGGATAAGTTTAAATACTCCTGAACCAAGTCCAAATCCAAGAATGGATATCTTGATTCTATACCAAACGATCCCGCAACATATTCTTCTTTAGATATATAAAGTTCTTGAGTACCTTTGAAGAAATTTTTCCACGGAAAGATGGATCTTAGATCAGATGGAAACACACCACCGAATGTACTATGACCATAGATTTTATTGCCGTTCATACCATAGTCGGAAATGATCTCATCGGCACCTTGACCAGATATGTATATTTTTCTACTATCTCGTTGAGCTAATGTACAAATATGAGCAAGTCCATAACACGCTTTATCTGATCTTATATTAATACCCAAATCCTGACTGGTAAAATCTTCACATTTAATACCAAACAAATTTGCAGACTGATAATCAAATTCAGACTTTTTAAGATTAATCAACTCTTTATTCTTGATAATATTAAATCTTTGTTTGATTATATCAATATTTTCAGATGCAGCAACGCTATATGCTTTGTAGTCAATACTAGTTTTATTCAACGCACAACTTATAATTCCACTATCATATCCACTACTAAGTCCTATAAAGAACTTCTTATCGGCAGAAAACTTGGTTCTTTTTTCAATAGCTCTATCAAACTTTGAGATCCAATCATCTACATTATTTTTGTATTGGTCAAGATTGAAGTTAGTAATTGTTCTGGTAGTTAATTGACCAGATTTAATATCATAAATATAAGTTGTATTGGCTTCTACCTTATTTGCCTTCTTAAAATTTGATAACAAGATAGGGGTAGTATATGTAGAAACAGATATAGCTTTGTCTTCAATACTATAAAATAATGGTTTGGTTCTAAAGGTATCCGCTGAGAAAATGATTCGTTTGGTATTTAAATCCAAGATCAAAATAGCATATTCACCATCTAATTTACTGGTAAACTCTGGGCCATACTTCTGATACAGATCTATGATAACTTCACTATCACACTTTGCGTTTGAATCAAAGTCTTTGAAGTTATAAATTTCTCCATTAAACAACACATGTATGTTGTTCTTACTTAGTGGTTGAATAGTAAAATCACCCGTCAAACTCAATAGATTATGAACCAATGTATAACCATCAACTTCTACCAAATTAGTATAGTCTGGACCTCTTGGTTTCAAGAATTTATTGAGTTCTTCAAGATTACCTAGATATTGATTACTAAAATAAAAACTACACATTATACAATAGATTTTAGATTTTCGAGTCTTTTCTTTACTAATTCTATAGCATCTCCAATTTTATGTGATTTAAAATGTAAAATTCTTGCTTCAGTTGGAGTTGACTGAAAATTAATACAATTGATTGTTGTTTCTGGGATTTCTTGTATTAAAACTTTATCTTTCATTGATGGAATTGTACGAACCAAAGCCGTAGATTCTCTTGGTACAGTTGGTATCTTACTCATGTTGTGCCTCCAAACATCAATGAATTCTAAACAAGCCTTTGGTTTAATTAAACCAACGAACGATGCTATATATGGCGACGTATGTATACGTTTTGTAACAGCTATATCTTTGGTCATATCTATGACATCAATAAACTCATGTAAAAAGTAACAATCAACGTCTATTAAAAATATAGGATTGTCCTTCTTAGTAGCTAAGTCACGTAAGAACTGAGTTTTAAGATCAATATTTTTTTGCCATCCCTCATCCCATATATTTTTTGTAGTAATAGATCCATGGTATTTGACAATTTTAACTCGGTTATTATTGAAAATCGGATCTTCTTTGAAATTTTCACCGGTATATAATACAATTAGTTCGGCCATGTCGTTACACTTTTCAAGAGCCGATTTTGTAAAATAATATAAAAAATCCCAATATATGTCATTAACAACGGTGCAAATCGTATATTTCATGGTTTATATAACTTATTATAGGTTTTGTTCATATAGTACTCAACCTTTGTACCATAACTAGTATCAGGAATACCATTAAAATGGTAAACCCATCCATAATCTGTAAAAATTAAATCATCAGTTAAACCATCCGTCAAGAACAAACCCATCATATTATATTCATATGGTAGAATATTTACGTCAACGTTGTTCATTTGAAGTAAGAAATTCATAGGGGTTTGATCTGTACCAAGCTTGATAGTAGATTCTAATTGATAAATATGTTCACGATTTTCAAGATAAAACTCTTTTAGATAGTTTAAATGACCTTTGTGAGATTCATTGAATATTTGAAATCCACCATTGATATATTTCCACACATCTAATTTATAATCGTTAAATAGTAATTTGCTATAACACTCGGTACTACGAATGACCCATTCATATACAACACCATCGTGTACACCTGTATATTTGTTGTTGGTTAATTCAAAGAAATTAGGACAATTTGGATGTACAATAGTATCAGCATCAACTATCAATACTTGATTATACTTAATATTGCTTTGTTCCAACAAGTCCAACGCATAATAACGTTGCCATGCCAAACTAGTAACATTGGTATCCATCAATGGTTCATCCAATACAACCACTTGACAATCATATTTTTTAGCAAAATGCTTCCAACTATTTATGCTATATTCATAAATCTTGTTAATCAGTGGAGTATTACGAAGTTTCTTTTCGTTGTTAGCAGAAACAACGGCTGGTATTAAAATGATATTTTTCATTTGTAGAATTGATTTATATTTTTCCAAACATCATTGATTATATTGTTTCTATCTTGAATAGGAATGCCTGTGAAGTGCCAAATATACCCATACTTAAACAAAAAGGTAGTTTTATCATCCAATTTATCATTGTGCCATAACATTCCCTTCTTTACCATACCAACCGTATTCCAACAATATGGAAGTGTTTTTCTTTTGATGTCTTCTTTGACCAAGAACAAGTTCAAGATAGATTGTTCCTTACCAACACCTGGAATACTCCAGTTATCCATTTTGTCTTTGTTGGTTAAATAAAAGTTCTTGAGTTTTTCAAAAAATGGTTTGTGTGATTTATGAAAAAATAATACTCCGCCGTTAATATATTGAGATAGTGTCATAGGAACATCAGACAACTCTTCAAATGAAGATCTAAAAGCCTTTAGACTTTTATCAATCCACTGAATCGAAACATTGTCTAACACACCACAAAACTCATCGTCGTATAAATCAAAGATGTTAGGAGCATCCCATTTGATCATTGTATCAAAGTCAACAACACCGATTTTTTCATAATCATCTCCTACATAATCAAATACAAATTCTTTGTGCCAAACACTATACTTAACGTCTGGTCTCTTGATCCTAACTACGTAGAAGTCAATATTATGCTTGTTACAATAATATTGCCAACTATTGATGGTGTGTTCAAAATAGGTTTTATGAGAATGTTTGGATAATTCATCCTCAATAGCGACCATTAATATGCAATTCTTAGCCATTTTGTTTTACCATTTGTTCGTTACTCTTTAATACGGTCTTCAAGATTGATAGATCCACACCAAGTTTGTCACCATATCCAACCATAGCCTTTGTATCTTTTGGTAAACACTTGCCACCAAAACCACGTTCATTAGCAAATACAGCTGTGTGAGACTTGTTGGTTCTTGGATCTAACAACCATAGATCACGTACTTCACTCCAATGAGTACCACTCTTCTCACACAAATCATATAGTTCATTTACAAACGCAACCTTCATTGCGAAGTAAGTGTTTTCTACATACTTGGTGATTTCTGCACTAATACTATCTGTGACACGATATGTTTTGCTTGGTCCAGTGATTGGCATATAAATGTCAACCAATCTATGTCCAACTGATTTATCATCTGAACCAAAAATAAAGAATGGGGTTTGTTTAACATCAGTTGTAAAACCCTGTGGAGTCCAGTATTTGGACTCACCAGCAAACTCTGGACTAAATACAATCTTCTTATTATACTTTTCAATCAACCTACGAGTTGTACCAATTTCAATAGTTGACTTGATGAGAATGATAGGATTGGTCATCCATGATACAGATTCTTCAACAATACTCGTATCACAACTACCATCAGTATTTGATGGGGTTGGTACACAAACCACACCCAATTCACATTGATTAATTTCTTCCTTGGATACAGAGTTTGGATAAAGTGGATCACGAATTACAACCTCATAATGATCTTTGAAAAATGTATGAAATGCTTTTCCTACATATCCATAACCAACGATACCAATTTTAGTTTTTGATTTGCTCATATATTGTTTTCCAATTATCTAACCATTTTTGTTCTGTATAATATATTTGATATAATTCTCTAGATTGTTGTGAACACGAATTATAAAAAGAAATGTCGTTTTTAAGTTTATTTGCTAGCTTTTTTGATTGTTCAATGTCACCAATATCCACAGATAACTCTGGGTGTAATATTTGTTGTGTATCTAATCCTTTATATCCGATACATGGTATACCTAGATATGCACAATTGAGAGCAAAAGTACCAGCTGCGTGAGTACGCATCAAATGTATACCCACATTAAAATTAGCGAGTGCTTTAATCCATTCATTCCACATCATGTATGGTAAATGATGTAAACTAGGAAATTGATCTTCGTTTTCTATTTTACGACCCATACTTGGTATAAAGATGGGTTTGTTGAATACTTGCGCTACAAAGTAACTATCTATACCACCATACCAACTACAAAAGTTACCACCGATAATAGGCATCTTGTTGTTTTCACGGGGTACATCTTTGATAGTATCTTCAATCATAAGAGATTGTAGATTGAATGAAGGTTTATTAAATACACCTTTGAAGTATGAAATATCACTAGTATTGTGAGTTAGTAGAAAATCCATCTCACTCACAAAGTTAATATAATTAACTTGGTTGACATAATTATAATCTTGATAGTACCAAGCTGGTCCTTCTTGCATAACAGTTACCTTCTTACCAGAAGATTTGACACTTTCTAATAACATATTTGTGTCAACAATTTCAAGTTTCTTGGGTAACAAAACTATAATTAAATCATAACTTTTATTTTTGTTAGATAAAAACCATTCTTGAAAGTTATAGTGATCGGCATTCAAAGCAATTTGCCACGCAAACTCTGTACGACAGTTTACAAAGTTTCTTGGTAACTTACCACTATGACCATTTTGACTGATAAAACAAATGTTCATACTTCGATGCAAATTACTCCTTCCCAATCATGTAATGGCCTGGTGAACTTTTCTTCATCACTATGACCGATCTTTACGATTGGCTTAATAACATTTTTTTCAAAAAGATCATTGAGTGAGTTGATAATTTCTGGATAAGCGCCCACATCGTCAAAGATGAAGTACTTCTTACCGTCCGATTTTAACTTTAAGGCGTTATATACGTCTATTTGGACCGCATCGTAGGTGTGGAGAGCATCCACCATAATTACATCGGCAGTATCAACAGGAAGCCCGTATTTGTATACATCTTGACCAAAGAACTTGACGTTGGTTCTACCATTTTGTTTACAAAACTCATCGGCCTTGTCAAATTCTTTTTCATTGATGCCATATACTTGGTTGAATAGGTAACTTAGAATAAAGGTGGTATAACCCAAATTGGATCCAATTTCCAAAGCAGTTTTGTTTTTGAACTCGGGTTTATCAAAGAATGTAAAAACATCACGCTTAAACTTTTTTGAAGTGGTGGTTTTGTGTTCAAATTTGTCTGGTACCAAAGATAGTATTTCGTCTATAGTCATAGGTTTATTTTATCAAAAACGTCTTTAAAGGTAAAGAACTTATTTTGGGATTTAAGAATATTGTGTAGATTAAATTTGGAGTGTTGATCTAATACATTTGACCACACACCCTTTTTATCGCCACAAAAACCTCTAGGGTTATCTTCATTTAGAATATATAAACGTTTGTTGGGATGTCTTCTGGCATGAACCTTTAGAATATTCTTTATTACAAACTGAATAAACTTATCACCCATGATTTGTTTGGCAATAACACCAATACTAGAATCATCACCATACAACAACAAACTATGTGGAAGATTAACACCTGATTTGATTAGGTCAGATGACAATACCAAACAACTACCATCTATCTTGGGTTGAGATAATGTACGAATGTCAAATTCAGTTGTTTTTGCATTTACCGTGTTCATTTCTTCTATACTCAATTGAGACTTGGCATAATTTTTATTATTTACTTGATCTGGTGTATCAATAAACTTAACATTTTCGTAGTCAACATGTTCTGTTACTTTCCAAGAATCATCCCACATTTTACGATCAGCAAAGCTAATAATATACTTGTGTATATTGGCAGATGATCCATAATGTGCAATGCTTTCAATTACATTGAATGCTTCCTTTGGAAAGAAACTATCAGTCTCACCCCACATAATATAATCAACCTTTTTACAATAATTGTAATTAAGATCTCTTCTATAATCAGCCACATTGTAAATCTCATCGTGATCTGTTTTTAACTCAATTACTAAATTTTTCTCATTAATACCTATATTTTTGAGTTTTTGTATACCATCATAAAACTTATCGGATAGTTGATGTACATCAATCTTTGAGGTATCAATCTTTTCAAAATATTGAGAAGTGTTGAAACAAAAGTGTAGATGAATATTTTCTTTGTTTTGTATTGGGTCAATTAGATTAATTAATCCATCAACAAACTCCTTGTACATTTCTATTTCATAGAACATGACGTGAGTACCTATGACATATTTTTTTGATAGTTTCATTATGACAATATATTTTTGATTACATGTTTAACGATGTAGTTATCGGTTGATTTATGATAAAACACTTCACGTTGCTGATTTAATAAATTGATACTATCATCGTAGTTTGACAATGCAAATTCAACAACATCTTTTAAATCGGAGAAATCAGACTTACAATCCAATGTAAATCCATTACCATAAATAAATGGAGTGCTTTTTACACATTCAATGTTGGGTTTGATAGTAGGAGTACCAGCGACAATACATTCAACTTCTCTGATATTTACTTCTCCATAACCAAATGGTGATATACAAAGTTTGCTATCATATAGAGTTTGCATGTATTTTTGTTTATCTAATTTGCCAGTAGCTTCAGTGGTTATTACATTACAATCAAGTTTCTTGACTTCTTCAAATAGTTTTCTACGAGGACCATTGTAATATTCATCCACCCGATTACCATATTCATAGTTCTCGGGACATAGACCAATAAGTACCGCAACGTCATGTTTTTTGTTTTTATTGATCTTGGCAAACTCCATCTTGTTACCAAATGTATTTAACCAATTTGTGCCACTATGTACCAATCGTTTATTTAATAATTCTAGGTCAGCCGATGATACACTATATCCAGTTTCACTCTCACCCCAAAACCATCTGCCATTTGGAAATTTTTTGGTATAAGATGAATAATTTTTTAGTACAACATTCTTTGCTAATTTAAAGCCTGGTATTTTACTAAATACGTCCCACACACCCATCAACGATGATGAATCTTGACCATCAAATAACACATAAGGAGCATCCAAATTTTCTAAAAACTTACATCCGTTATCAATTGATTCTTGAAGAGATACTTTTTTATTTACAACAGATGCTTGACCAACCCAATACATGTCTGGGTTTTCATTTACGAATTCAATACCATACTCATTAAACGTTTGTATTGCACTTAGATAAGGTCTAAATGTTGTTTCGTTACGATGTTTTTCTAGTTCTAATATTTGGATTTTCATTACGTAAGCGTTGAATTATAATTTTGTTCCCAAATTTCTGGAAATGGTGATGAATAACATTTCTCTTCTACGAGAGAACTAAATTTCAAAATTTTACTGGAACACAATATTGTGTTTTTATTAAAGAACGCGGCACTTACACTAAATGTGCTTCCGGCTACAATTAACATATCCGAGTGTACAAATGCATTAAAGTCTTCTATGAAGTTATTTCCACCCGAATTATGAATTGTTAAATTATCATTTTTTATATCCTCTAAACCACATTCTCCCCAACAGAAAATATGGATTTTAGATTTTGGATATTTTGTTGATAATTTATAAACCATATCTTTATAAAAGTTTGGGTCTTCAACCCATCTTGAAAATCGATGTTTATCTTTTTTAATGATATCTAATCCTCTACGAATATGAATGCTTATAACATGATCACTTTCAAAATAGGATGGTTTTGGTAATGGCCAGCTATTATGTAAATCTGATAAAGTTTTATCTGAGAATGTTTGTTCGTTTGTACAACCATATGGAAGTTGTATACTTAAACATCCACCCGAATTATTCTCAACGTGATCGATGTTGAGATTTTTCATTATTTTACTTAATACATTATTTGCTTTCTCTGTAGAGTTTCCCCACAATGACACATTCATCAATGATATCGGCGATAAACTTGAATAGTAATATGGTTTATTAATTTGTTTTGATATACAAAAACCTATAATAGTTGCATACATTTGGGATCCAAATCCGTCACGACCTCTTCTTACAGTAAAACTTTTATGATTATTCATCAGAGTTTTAAACTCGTCAAAACTATTAATATTTATCATATTTTTTCAATCAATACTTGCCATTCCTTGATTAATAAATTGTACTTACCCTTATAACATTCCAAGAATGCTTCGATACCATATCTGCATTTACCCCAACCATAATCATCGAATAGAATAAATCCGCCTTTCTTTAACAATTCAAAACTAATTGCGGCTTCATGCATAACATAATCTGGTTCGTGACATCCATCAAGGTAGATGAAGTCAAATACGTTCTTAGGATCGCTACCAAGAAACTTAGATCCCAAGGTGCCACCATACAATTTACGTAAAAACTCTTTGGAGTCAGTGACATAAAACTCACACTTATTTTTATCAATATAAGGTTGAAGATTCTGAGTTAATGTTAACGATAAAGAATCGCCAAAGTCAAATGATAAGTCTCCTTTTTTGTACTTACGTACATCTTCTATATCAACAGTAATGATTCTTGAGTTTGGTTGAGTTAAAACATTTTCCAACATCCACACTGAAGATCTACCATGACCAGTACCAATTTCTAGGAAAAGTAGATTCTCTTGATCAAGAAATCTGGTGAAGTAACTACTCCAAACAGGAATGTTTAGGGTAAAATCATCCTTTGGGCTAAAGAAATGATCTGGGTAAGTGTAGTAATTGTGTTTTGTAAAGTCTCCGTATTTGGCTCTTAATTCTTTATTTGTCATATTATTTATAAAATCACTGTTATATCGGTTGCTGAGATTTTTTTAATTGTATATACATGTCGTTTTATAAATTTAAACTTGATATACCATCGTTTCTTTTTAAACAAAAGTGTGCTGCCGTAGGTTCGTCACTGTTCGGTTTAAAATCATTTATTATAACACGTTGTCCGCCGCCTATACCCATAATTAGTTGGTCGTAAAATATACCTATTTTTTTTAATTGTTTTTCTGTTGATTGTCTCATACTCTCTCTTCTACCTGTAACAAGTATTATATTATATCCTTTACGATCCCATTCTCTGAGCGTTTCCAATGTACCAGACAACAAAGTTAACTCAAAGTCAGGCACGGAATTTATATCAGGAGGATAGTGTTTAACTAATGTACCATCTATATCACAAAATATCGTTTTTGGTTTTGTATAATTCATTTAGTTTATTTCTGATGTTTTCTCGTATGAGATTATCTATATCGTATCTCACTTTATTTTTAATTTCGTTAACGAATCTATCTGTAGATAACACATAGTGTCCACATATATTGATTAATCGTTCTTTATTTATAAATGGATTAAAAGATTTGTCAACCCATTTTTCCCATTTCTTTGAAGAATAACAGATATCAAAAAAAGTTTCAAACAACGAACTATATCTTACTTCATCAAGATATGTTTTTGTTTCTATCTGACCAAACTCCGGTGCTATATTAATAGCATCTAATCCATAGTAAAACTTTTCTTCGATTAATTGTAACGGTAGATAATCTCCGTTGTGTTCTTTAGACAACAAACCAAACTTCTTACATATAGAGACCATATCAACCAATCTTTGATTATTATACGACCCCGTGTTTTTATTTTCTTTTAAAGACGTACCACTCTGTATTACACCATACTTGATTTGTTCATACTCACCACTTGACAAATTGTTTTTTAAATAACTGATAAGATCGTGTAGTTGATCTGATTCATAGTGAAATATTGATTGTTCTGTGCCTATTTCAAACCAAATATTTTTGTTTTTGTTGTGACAAAATTTAATAAGATCTTTGGTTAATACACACCCTTCATAAAAGTTATTTGCAATTTTCCAAGGATCTATGTGTATAGAATCAAAGTATATACAATCATTATATAATGAAATGGTACCATCATCTACGTACTTTCCTTGATGTGGACCGCCGTGATCTCTTTTAAGTATTATATTACTCGTTTTTGATTTAACATAATAAGAAAATGTTTCGGTTGTCCAGTTGTTTACATAACCACCATCGTTGTCTACTTGTCTACGTGATGGTATGAAAGCAATGTTTACATTAAAATTATTAGCATAATTTATACACTCGTCTACAATATTTTTGGACATCACTCCTATTCCATACCTATACTTCATATATTAGATTTGTATATAACGTAAATTGTTTATGTGATTGATACTTATGAAACTCGTCGCCTGTGCTGGTTCCTATTATACAATCTATAAAAACGTTGTTTGGTTTTACCTCTATATTATTAACAGACGTACAATTAAATATTAACGAATCTTTTAAATCTTTAATTGTATTCCAGTTTTCTCTTGTTATTAGATTTACTTCAAATCCTAAATCACGACATTTAGCTTGAACGGCGGTAGATAATCCGCCGTTGCCTAGTATGTTAATAATTTTATAGGTTTTTATATAAGGTTTAAGAATGATGTCTGTAGCATAATAATCTGTATTATACCCTATAGATGTATCTGTATTATGATCGAATATAATAGTATTTACAGATTTGCTTAATTCGGCACTTTCATCTTTATATGTTACAAGTTCGTATGCTTGTTTTTTAAAAGGCATAGCAATTGCACAACCTGAAAATTTAAGACAAAGTGCCGCTTTATAAGCATCGTTTATATTATTAATAGAAAACGATTTGTATAAGGCATCTATATTATATTTTGCAAATGATTTGTTAAAGAATTCACATCCTTTATTACCGGCTGTTTTGCTAAAACTACAATATATTTTTGTATCCTTATTTATTGACACATTCATTTAATAGTTCAATTGATTTAAACCATAAAAGTTTATTAAACTTTGAATCATGTAGCGGAGACATGTTTAGATAGATTAAACCTGTAATCAATTTGACCTTGTTTAAATTATAGCCATTACTAGTCAACCAATTTTCGTATGTACTTGTAAATTCCTTTAAAGAATCGTTAATTTGATAGTCATATTTGATATAAGAATGACCGGCTGTGAAATTAACATAGTGTGCATTTTTCAACAAATTGTATGGTAACAAACATCCGCCATACAGTTTTCCTAAATCATAATATAAATCACCACCATTAGTATCTCCCGCAAAAGATTCTCTCCAATCAATATATGTGAATTTATCATCTTTTGTATTATAAATGATATTATCGAATTGTAGGTCTCCGTGAAAATTAGAATATAGTAAATTAGAGGACAACGATGGAAAATCTACTTTATCTAGTAACTCAGACATTGATGGATATTCAACGTCGTTGATATTAAACCTTTTATTTAGAAAGTCATCGCCGTACAAATTTAAAAACATTTTTTTTCTTACGTTTGTTTTATCTACGTAAAATTTACTAATGAGATTTGAATCTAACCACGTTTTTGAATTATCAATTGTGTTCTTAAAAAATGGCAGAAACTTAGAGTAGATATTATAAGAATTGTATTCATATAATGTAATGCCATCTGTCCAATCATATGAAAGAAAGTTGTTATTTGATCTTAAGTTATTTGGTACCAATGATCTTAATTTTAGTCCTCTATTACATCTGTTATTGGTAATCTGAACATCTGCATTAAACTTCAAGAATTTATTGTTAATTTTATACGTAATTTCGTCTATATTTTTATGTAATGACAATGGAACGTCTTTAAAATGCGATTTTGTATTTTGAATATCATCCAAATTGCCAGTATCAAACCATTTTAGTTCTTTCGATTTTAGTGTAGAATATTTTTTAGAATTAAACCAAGCTGATACTAGTTCATAGTCAGTGGTATTTGTTTCCAATTCTTTCCAGAAAATTTCGTAATCGAAAACACTGGCTAATCCTATAAATGCTTGGTCATAACCATTTTTACATTTATTTTTAAAGTCTAATACGTTTCCGTTTGGATCTACGTTAATCGTTGAATATTTTTCTGGATAACTAGTAGGATATACACCCAACCAATTTCCGTCAATAGAAGGAAGTTCTGAATCGATTAAACAATCGGCTGTAATTATATAGAATGGCTTTTGTAAATGTTGTTTACACTTTAAAGTTGAATAACCAGGTCCTACATTGGGATTTTCCCATTTATCTACATGAACAAACGTAAACTTTCTATCGGGATGTGCTACTGTACAATATTCAATCAATGAATCCTTCTTATAACCCACGGCAACTACCAACTCGTAGTTCTTAGGAAATTT